TTTGTCTTTTTTTTGTTTTTTTATTTTGTCTTTTTTTTGTTTTTTTATTTTGTCTTTTTTTTGTTTTTTTATTTTGTCTTTTTTTTGTTTTTCTCATATATATATATATATTAATATAATATATATTTGTGAATGTTAAACGCAGATTCGTATTTATAATGTTACATTCCACGCACTCGGGTCCGACGGAATCAGATTAAAGTGTATATTAGAGAAGAAATAAGTAACCAAGATGCTATTCATGATGAGATTCCTTTAGAAGACGTATTTTATGAGGATGACACAACCTATCGTCATATCATAGAAGAAGTTCAAACCACGTTGAGACGTATAATTGAAGGTTATAAGGATACCCCAACGAAAGTGAAATTAAAAGACCATCCTGTGAGTGGTATTAAGATTAGGATGATTCGTTTAAACGACTTAGACCATGTTAACGACCCCGTACAAGATGGAGATGTCATCTATGCAATGCCATTGGTAGATGACGATACGATTGCAACAGCATTGCGAGACTCAAAAGTTGCAAAACTCTTACATAAAGAGATGGAAATGGTTCAAAATCAAAGACAAAGAAAAATTGGAGGTAACTCGTAAACGTTTAAGAAAACGTAGGCGTATTCAATATTCGGGTTTTGATTATCATTGTAGTCTATTGTATTTGTTGAAATACTTGAACATTACTTATGATACTATCCAGTTAAAACATTATAGAAGTATTAAAGAACGAGTTATAAAAAATAATGTATCTTCTATAAGTATTATGAAATATAGTCGTTGTATAGGTTTGATTTTATTTTTATATGTATCTTTGTATTGGATAGAAGTAAATGAACGTGTGAATACAAGTATTATAACGCGTTCCTTGGATGTAGATGGATTTTGTTGTATGTATAATCCTGAATATATAAAAACACAAAATACTCCTTGTGTAAATTTGCAAAGAGATATTTTACATAAACTACCATGTGGATATGTGTTTATAGATTATATATATAAGATAGAGAACACCTCTCTATCTACCTTTCATAGAGATGTGACCTCTTCAAAACAAATATATAAAACACAATATCCTGTATACACGGCTATATTATATAAATACGACGGCGATTTTTTATCCGTATGTCCTGCTTCCAATACAACTTATCCGTTTGTAACCTCTACCATTGTAAATATATCTGGTTCTTCTGGAAGTGTATTTTTATTTGATTGTGAATTGTTACATGCCGGTATGATAAACCAATGTAAACAAAGAGAAGTGATACAATACAAACTATGTCATAAGGATGATTTACATTTACTATCCCATTTACAAAATACAAGAGCGTATAAAAGAGAGACGTGTCGTATGGGTATAACCCATGATATGATTAGAAAAATGTCTTTTTATTTTCAATTACCTGTAAATACCTTTTTGTATCCACTTATGATAAAAAAGGAAGAGAATGATACTATCCTTGGAAAAATACAATCCTTGATCCCACTTCAATATTACAATAATGTATAAAATTGAACCTTTTGTAAAATAAGTATTTATACTATAAGAAAATTATGACGTACTTTGATGAACTCATTATGGATAATATCTTATCGTATTGTGGTTTGAAACCGACGGAGTCCCATATTACAGGGGGGGTCTATTTGGTAATGAAACGTCTTTATTATCCAGAATCGAATTATGAGTTTATCAATGAACAACGTTATTGGATTCAACGACGTACTGAAAAATACGCATGGGTTTCTAACTTGTATTTTGGACAATGGTCGGTTCCTACACGTATAAAAATTCGTACTACAAAAGAAGGTATAGAAACGTTACAACGTGGTAAACAAAAAGGGTTGCCTATCATTCCGAGATGTAAACTGGATACTATATTCAATCATCGGCAATGGTTAACGCTTACAGAGGAAGAAAGGTTATGCCATTACACAAAACTTATCACTCTATAACATAGCAATGAGCTATGTATGTCCTGTATGTACGGTATTGCCGTTTAGTCATTCCCTTGTAAAACTAGGAGAGACAAAAGGTATAGTATACTATTATACTTGTCCGTCACAAGCGTTATTATATTATGACGTGGAAGGTATAATCCATCATTATAATGGTGTATTAAGTGAAATACCCAAAGAGATGGATTGGATTTGGATAGTGGATAGTGAAGGGTTTAACCTTATTCACGCATTACAACTCAAAGTTGCGGTGGAATTAGCCAAACTGATTTCAACTAATTTTAGTGTAAATTTAAAAAAAATTATCATCCTTCATCCCACCATGTATATTCGGATGATACACACACTCCTATTGCCGTTTTTTAACGAAACCCTTCAAACACGTATTGACATCCATTATGAAGAAACAACTCCACAAGAAATAATGTGTAAATCTACTATATGAATAACAAATACTTTTTTTATATTACATTAATTGTATCCATACTCGTTCAGTTTATTACAGGGGGCATAGAAATTGCAGCCATGTTTATAAAAGTTCCGACTGCTTATAATCTGATAAGACAATTGTTATTGTTAGAGGTGTCCGTCCAAGTCATTGAAGGTTTATTTTACGGTTGGTTGGCGTTTAATTTGAATACAATAAAAAATATAACTCCAAAACGGTATATAGATTGGGCTATTACAACGCCAACCATGTTAATCCTATTGATTGGATATTTGACGTATTTAGATAAACGAAGTACGGATGAAACCGACGAATTGGAGTTTTTCTCTCTTTTAAAAGATAATTCATCTGTGATAATACCGGTTCTTTTATTGAATTGGCTCATGTTATTCTTTGGTTATTTAGGTGAGATGAATATCCTAACGCCTTGGGTTGGTATTCTTATGGGATTTATACCATTCTTACTGTATTATTATAAGATTTTTATAAATTATGTATCGGGTTCTATACAAGGACAATACTTATTTTGGTATTTTTTCATATTTTGGTCTTTCTATGGATTTGTAGCCATTTTACCTTATTATATTAAAAATGCATTTTATAATATATTGGATTTGTTTGCAAAGAATTTCTTTGGATTATTTTTGAGTTATATTATATTTACTGGTAATTATTAAAACGATAAGATTGAAATATAACCATTCGTTCATAGATGAAGTGTATCCTTATTTTTTTCTAGAACGTTTACGTTTACACTTTATAGCTCTTGTACTTTTGTTAGATCTAAACCGCCTACCTTTTATAGAACGTTTACAGGTTCTAACCCGCCTACCTTTTATAGAACGTTTTGTTCGGTTACCCCCCTTGTTAGGGTGCCATCTACCCTGTCGTTGTTGAAAATGAACCGCCTGATTAAACACTGACGATTTAATCCCCGTGGCAACCTTATCCTCTTCTTCGGGGATTGCATAAATCATATCCCCGTCTTGTACTTCTTTATCTCCAACGCCGAGGTCATGTATGCTTACGTCAAACGGTCTACCCTTTTTGGGAGTAACCTTTAAATGTACTAGTTTTGGGTTCTCTTTATAGTCGGGTATGTGACGCATCAATTCATCTTGAACCGCTTGGAGAATTTGACGATACGTGGTATCCTCTTCTTCATAATATACGTCATCTAATCTTACTTGTGCAGTACCATTTGCGAATGCTACGAATACTTCAAATCTGGGTTCCGCATCGGGTTCCGCATCGGGTTCCGCATCGGGTTCCGCATCGGGTTCCGAATCGGGTTCCGCATCGGGTTCCGCATCGGGTTCCGCATCGGGTTCCGCATCGGGTTCCGCATCGGGTTCCGCATCGGGTTCCGCATCGGCCGCGGCTCTTTCGTCTCGGGTGGGGGCGATGTTATAGTAAGCTTCAAGTTCATCCAGGCTCAGTTCTTCCTTTCTACCTCTTTTTCTAGTGCCTCTATCTATACTGGGTATATCCATCTACCTTCTCTGAGAATCTGTTCTAGAACGTTTCCGAGAAGCCATGCTATATGTGGATATTTATTTTTTTAACCGACCAGAATAAACATACATTATAGGATGGTTCAATGGCCAACGCGTCTTTCTATGGAATATACTGTAAGGATTAAACCATAATATTGTGGTTGTGTTTTAACCATTCTTTGGCTTCTTGAATATTTTGCGGTATCTTAGAAATGGGTATGAATTTAGGTTTTTTCATACGTTTGGTTTTATAATATATATAAGGACTATATTTACCTTGTCTTAATGAAGCGTCTTTACTAATTACGAGTAACACATCGTTTGACCCAACGGTAGATACCATAGTTTCACGCTTTGGAGTATCCATCGGGATGGATTGGTTTATTTCCTGTAGGCAGGATTGACACGTCTCTTCCCAACCACATTCCCCCTTTGCAATTAAATCAAGTGTATCTTCCATACGTTTGGTGTAATCATATTGAAATATAGGATCAAAATGTTGGTTTAGCACTTGTATAACGTCTCGTCCTAAAGGTTCAAGTATTAATTTACCACGTTCTACCCCATATTCTTTCGTAGTATCTATTTTATGAATAGTACAATGGTCAACTTTAAATTCAAGACAAGATAAAGATTTACCAGTAACATTGGTTTTCTTTACATAACCTCTCTCTTGTAATTTATCCACAATGCCGGCATACGTGGATGGACGTCCAATTCCTTTTTTTTCCAATTGATGTACTAAATTGGCCTCTGTATAATGTGTCTTTAAATCTAGGATGGATACTTTGGAATGTAGTGTATGGAACGATATAGGTCCTTGTTTTAGTAATTGTAAAAAGGCAATATTGGATGCTTTTGTATAACCCGCGACAATTTGCCAACCTGGAAATACCATTTGTTCGGCACAATGTGTATATACATAGGGGGTACAAGTTGTAACCTGCGCTTGGATACAATTGTATTTGGCAGGAACCATACACGTTTCAATCGTGTGATTACGTATCATTGTATACATCTTTTGCTCCCTAGGATTTAATTCAATGGTTTCCAGATCAATGTATATCGGTCGTATGGCTTCATGTGCGCCTGTATGTATTTCATTCACTTGGATGGGTTTATTAAATTCTAATCCATAGTGTTTAGAAATATAATCGGTCATAACGTGTAAAAAATCATTGCAATAGTGTGTATTGTCTGTTCGCATGTAAGTAATGTATCCCGCTTCATATAACAACTGACAAGATTCCATGACGGATTTAGGAGAAATACTTAATTTAGAACTACACGCTTGTTGTAAAGTACTGGTTGTCCATGGTATCGGCGTTGGTTTATATTTGGTTTGAACGTCACTATAACTATATACATGTTCAAAGGTTAAGGACTGGGTTAAAAACTCTTCTACTTTGTCCGACGCATGAAAAGCATGATTTAAAACGAACTCTATACGTTTAGAAGTAAACGTACCGATCGTAGTATATACAACACGACTAGACGTACGTTCACATTCTAATTGATTCTCGTAAATTAGTTTAAGTGCCGGAGATTGACATCTTCCAGCAGATAACGTTTGTTTCGTGTTTATATATCTATGTAATAAGGGTGAAATTTTAAACCCAATGAGAAGGTCTAATGCTTGTCGGGCGTGTTGTGCGTGTACTAAATCCATATGTATAAGTGTAGGATGTGTAATGGCATATGTAATGGCAGAACGAGTGATTTCGTGAAATTTAATGCGTTTGGTTGTAAGGGGTAATTGAAATAAGTCACATACGTGCCATGCAATGGATTCACCTTCACGGTCATCGTCCAACGCTAATACGACATCACTCGCTTCACGGATAGCTTTACGTAAAAAGGATATTTGCCGTGTTTTAGATGGAATGTTATGGAATGTAATAGAAGGATGTATGAAATCAATGCAACTCAAATCGTTCATGGTTCGTAAATGACCGCAACTTGCAAAACATTTATATCCTACACCTAAAAATTGTTCAATCGTTTTACATTTTGTAGGCGATTCAACAATTACTGCAATATAAGTCATACCTATTTATTATACGGGTATTCCTATTAAATCCATTTTATTGTATAGTATGATGACGATATTGTCCCCATGTTATATTCAAGGGTACAACTTGGGATTCATCTACATTTAAATTCTGCATATCCAATTTGTTACCTCGTTGTAATGCACTATCTATATATATTTCTTTTAAATATTTACCAACTAAAAACGCACCTTCATGTTGATCAATTTCGTTATGTTCTATTTGATGTAATATATGAATGAACTTGGACATTATGTCTAAACTCAATTCATCCTTTTTTAGACGATTAAAAATATCTGTATAGTATGTAAATAAAAAAGAACATTGGGTTTCTAACAAAGAATACAATTGAGAGTCTTCCATGGAAGCATGTTTTGATTTTAATTGAAGCATGGTATCCATATCTGCTTGAATTTTGGAACTATGTTTTCTCTCTCGTATGTGAGTTGTGACATCTTCTACATCATTGGCATGTATCATTTTACCCAATTGTAGCCTATCTTGTTCGTTCATACTATTATATAAAGTATCCTTTTAAATTATAAAAAAAATATTACACTATTATAATGCGTAAAAAATATAAAGGAGGAACTAGTACAACTACAACCGTTGCACCCGTATTGTCTTATCCGCTACAAGAGGGGGCCACCAGTCAACGCGAAAGTTCCATGATTGCATCTTCTAATATGAATGCAAAACAACAAGCACAAATTAATCAGCACGGTGGAAGTAAATGTCCTTATTGTAATCAAGTGATATCCAAACGTTCTACGCGTCGAAAAACAAAAACCAAAAGACGTTTCAAAAAGTTTACAAGAGGAGGGAATGCAACCAATCGTGTTACAGTTCCCTCTTTCACACCCAATACTATAAGTCCAACGAGTACAAATTCTATATCGGTTTCTACCAATAGTGCTAGTTTACAATCCAATGCAAATGCAAGCGGAGATTGTTATGCAACAAACTCTTGTTAGGAATGGTTTGAATAGAGACGAACTCATGATAATATTATCACAATATAGACTATGAAATCCAGTGATATTACACTGACACTCTTCATTATTATTGTATTCATTGCACTATTCCTAGTGAATATATTATCGGTTGGTATTAAGAATATTGAAGACAATTGGCCAACGTATCGGTGTAATCCGGTCGTCATGCCATTTGCAGGATTATTTGGGCAAGACGCCACTCAAAATTTTACATTTTGTATTCAGACCATGCAGTCCAATTATATGGATTTTTTGTTACAACCGGTCAACTACAATCTAGACATTATTAGTAATTTAGGCGCATCTATAACGGGCGATATTGATTCTATACGAGCATTCATAAACAATTTGAGAAATGATATCACCTCTATGATTCAAGATGTATTTAGTGTATTTTTAAATATATTAATTGAATTTCAAAAAATCCTCATGTCTATCAAAGATATGGTGGGCAGAATGACGGCAATATTAACGACACTTCTTTATACGGTATCTGGATCCATTACGACGATGGAGAGTGTATGGGCGGGTCCGCCCGGACAACTCGTGAAAGCATTACAAGGTTTATGTTTTCATCCAGATACTTTATTATGTTTAGAAGATGGTCAAACCGTGAAAATAAAAGATATTGAATTGAACAGTGTATTAAAACACCCAAAGGGTTGTTCGGGTGCCGTAGTTCAAAGTGTTATGAAAATAAGTAATTTAACCCATGGACGACATCGCGAAACCTTGTACTGTATGAAAGGAGAAGAGAATACTTCCTTTTTAGTATCGGGGTGTCATTTGATATACGACCAAGATATGAAAGATTTTATTCCAGTACAAGAGTGGATACAAAGACACCCAACGGATGGAAATCAAAGCACTGACAACCATGATGTGTTATATTGTTTAATTACATCCAATCATACTATTCCAATTGGTAATTGGTTATTCCATGATTGGGAAGATAATAATGGTTCTTATGCAAAAACATTAAGTTAGAATTATATAATACTATCATATGAATAACATTTATGACGATATATCCAACCTATATACTAAAAGTAGTTTCTCAGATAGATATGCAGGCGATATATGGATAACCATTATACTATGCCTCATTGTATTTTTAGTATTTAATTATTACACAATTATCAATAATACTCAACCCATTGTAGATGATTGGGCGAATCAGCGATGTAATCCATCGGTGTTTCCATTTGCAGGAATGATAAATGCACCCGAAGGAACGTCGTCGTTTGAATATACGGGTGCAAATTTTGAATATTGTATCCAAAATATATTGAGTGACCTTGCCCAGTATGCACTTGCTCCTATCCAATATATATTAAGTATTCAAACCACGGTTATGAATGACTTGAGTTCCGCCATTGATGCTGTAAGAGGATTGTTTGACACGATACGTGACAGTATAGAAGAACAAGGGTCCGATTTATTCAATCGTTCACTCAACGTCACGTTACCAGTCTTATATATGTTACGTAAAATGGAAGCCATCATGGGTAAAACTCAAGGTGCAATCGTAAGTGGTATATATACACTGTATGGAGGATTTCTAACCATGGAAAGTGGATTTTTATTTATTTATGAAGTCAGTGTAAATTTATTGTGGATAATATTTACGTTTATAATGGTGTGTTTTGCAGTCGGTTGGCTTTTTCCACCCACTTTAGCGGCGGGTTTAGCAGCGTCCTCCTTTTTGGCGATATTGTTAATACCCATTGTAATCTTTGTAGTGATAATGAACAGTGTAAACGATGTATTTGCTTCCTCCAATCCTTCTACGCCACCCTATGTTCCTGGTTATTGTTTTCTGGGAGAGACGCCCATACATACCAAACGAGGTTTCATCCCAATGAAAGATTTAGAATTAGGAGAGGTATTGTACGATGATAATGTGGTAACTTCTATTATGAAATCTACTTCTAAAGGTACCGTCTTTTATAAGATACGTAATGTTGTCGTATCTGGAAGTCATCCCGTATTGGAAGAGAACCGAGGATGGGTAATTGCCTCGTGTCATACAGAAAGTCGTCGTATAGAGGACATTGAAGACCCCTATATATATTGCATCGGTACACAAGATAAAACAATCCGTATTCAAGATTTATTATTTACAGATTGGGATGAAATAGACGATGAAGATATGCAAGCCTTAAAAGATCATCCAGACCTTGAAGACTATTTACCTGTATCCTTTACACGTTCGGATATTCATACTTATTTAGAGGGTGGACTACACCCCCACACACGTATCCGTTTAAGCACGGGAAAGTTTGTAGACATGCATGCGTTAATCGTCGGAGATATCTTATGGTACGGCGAGACGGTTGAAACTATTATTCGCGTAAAAACAGATGATATTTATGCATTTTATGATATATCCTACAAGGGGGAATTAATCGTGTCTGCAACTAAAAATATAGACATTGGTTTGCTGGATGCGTATCCGGATACACTCACTTGGACTAAAATAGAGGCTCCTCCTGAATGCATTCATATCATTACAAATAAGAAGGGATTTCAAATGAAACACGTATTCATCGGAGATTATAATCGGGGTATAGATAGATATATGACCGATGAACTGTTAAATAAAGCTTATCGTAAATTATAATATTATCTTTGTAATAACTATATGACGTTTATAAACATGTTGGGCGAAAAAATATCTATAAGGAATTTGATTATAATATTAGTGTTAGGTATATTTATAGGTATGAATGTATGGTGTAGCTGTTCTGGAGGTTTACTTGAAGGATTTCAAGCGGGTAAACATATTACAATGTCCGCTCTTGATTATACCATGAGTAATGGGGTTCCAGTTACATGGAAGGATAAAGGATACGTTGGAACCGGAACTGTAAATACGCCGGACGATTGGTATAATCAATTAAAAAATAATGTGGGTGGAAGGGTTCCTTTGCCTGAAGGAGAATTATTAATGTTTGCTGAGAATACGTTTGACCCATCGTGTTGCCCTTCTACTTATTCCAACTCTTCTGGTTGCGCGTGTATATCTGGAGAACAAATGCAATATTTGAATGAACGAGGAGGAAACCGAACTTCAAATGGTCTATATTAATTATTTATGGTACAAATATAAAATGGAGACGATCAAGAGAATCGTAAAACATAAGAACACATACTTTTCACGTCGTTTGAGTTGAGTTAAATCTTTTACTTGTTTTGGTTTATAATGTTCATAATAGTGTGCCATGGCTTCTTCAAAGGTTAACGTTGGTTTCCGTAAAGAGGCATTCACTCTATTATGTATAAAATGCGTCCATCGCATCAAGGATTGCCTTGAATCTAAATAAGGTGTAACTGGATAAGTATCTAACATCACACTGAATTGATTGCCTATTTCTTCTATAGGTAAAAACAATGGTAAATTTTGATAAAATTCATAATATTTTTTTTTAATGACCTCGTTTGGCGTATAGGGATAGGTCAAAGCAATGGTATGCAATACAAACCAATAAGGTGGACCCCATATCTCTGGTTCTAGCGTCATGTTAAAGGATATAAAGAAGTTTTAATTACAAGAATAGCGTAATGACAAATACGAATTCATGTAATAACTGTTTAGAATACGGACATTCTTTTCATCAATGCAAAAAACCAATTACGAGTTTAGGTATTATTGTCTTTAAATACGATAAAGATAATATACCTAATTATTTACTCATATGTAGAAAGGATTCTTTAGGATATGTAGATTTCATGCGAGGAAAATATAATCCGAATAATCCATTTTATCTTCAAAATATTATCAATGAGATGACTATCCACGAGAAAGAAAGATTGTTGACTCAACCGTTTGATACATTATGGAAAGAATTATGGGGTGGAAATATAGGTATTCAATATAAAGGTGAGGAACAAATGTCAAGGGATAAATATAATAAAGTGGTTCAAGGAATACATAATAAACAAAGTCATTATACATTGAAATCTTTGATTGCCTCTTCCACGACACAGTGGACGGAACCCGAATGGGGGTTTCCAAAAGGACGCCGAAATTATCAAGAAAAAAATATAATTTGTGCGCTTAGAGAATTTGAAGAAGAAACCGGATATCCTTCCACCGCACTGAATATAATGCAAAATATAATGCCATTGGAAGAGGTATTTACAGGGTCCAACTATAAGTCATACAAACATTGTTATTATACCGCCCATATGGATTCCGATGTACCTACTGTAGGAATACAGAAAACCGAAGTGAGTGATATGAAATGGGTAGACTTCCATCATGCTATACAGATGATAAGGGAGTATAATATTGAAAAAAAAAATATCATTGAACGTGTAAATAAAATAATATGTAAATATAGAATATATATATAATATAATATTGATTATGCAATCCTTTAAGAAACCAACGACACGCAAAAAAAAATTAGTAGAACAACCCTTGAACCTACAAAGAGAAGACATAGAATTACAAAATAGAATGCAATCCTTTAAGAAACCAACGACACGCAAAAAAAAATTAGTAGAACAACCCTTGAACCTACAAAGAGAAGACATAGAATTACAAAATAGAATGAATTCCTTTAAGAAACCAACGACACGCAAAAAAAAATTAGTAGATCAAACCTTGAACCTACAAAGAGAAGACATAGAATTACAAAATAGAATGCAATCCTTTAAGAAACCAACGACACGCAAAAAAAAATTAGTAGATCAAACCTTGAACCTACAAAGAGAAGACATAGAATTACAAAATAGAATGCAAGCAACGATCGGAGATTATTCTTATTTATATCCATCTTTGGATGACCCTAACTTTAACGTGTCTATTGCTTCACGAAAAGAATTTTACGATACTAGGTACGAAAGACCAAAGGATAAAGGTAATATAGAAGATATATCCGATGCATTGTGTAATGCATCCTTTGAACTTGCACCACATCAAATGTTTGTAAGAAACTTTTTATCTTTTCAAACACCTTATAATGGAATGCTTTTGTTCCATGGATTAGGTAGTGGTAAAACGTGTTCCGCCATTAGTGTTTCGGAAGAAATGAGGAATTATTTAAAACAAATGGGTATTTCCCAACGAATCATTATTGTTGCTTCACCGAACGTACAACAAAATTTTTATTTACAAATGTTTGATGAACGAAAACTAGAATTGATTGATGGATTATGGAATATACGAGCATGTACAGGTAATAAATATTTAAATGAAATTAACCCCATGCATATGAAAGGATTGACAAAAGATAAAGTCATCCGTCAAATCAAACGTATCATACAATCTGCATATTTATTTTTAGGATACATTGAATTTGCAAATTATATTAAAAAAAAATCGGAAGTATCCAGTGAACTAACCATTTCACAAAAAACAAAAGTTATAAAACAAAAATTGTTGAAAACGTTTCAAAATAGGTTAATTATAATTGATGAAATCCATAATATTCGTATGACCGAAGATAATAAGGATAAACTAGTGTCGGCCGAACTGTTGAAACTAGTAAATAATGTACCTCATATGAGATTGTTATTATTGTCTGCAACCCCCATGTATAACACCTATAAAGAGATTATATGGATTTTGAATTTACTGAATATAAACGATGGACGATCTACCCTTCAAGTCAATGACGTATTTCAAAGCGATGGGTCATTTAAAATAGACGAAGAAGGGGAAGAAATAGGAAGGGACATGTTAACTAGAAAAGCAACTGGATATGTATCTTTTGTGCGCGGTGATAATCCATACACATTTCCTTATAGACTATGGCCCAATGATTTTGAACCAAGTAAAACCTTGGGGAGTGTAACCATGCCTACACAACAAATGAACGGAATGACCATTATGCAACCCATTGAAATGTTATATTTATATTTTACAGAAATTGGTACAGTACAAGAAAATGGATATCAGTACATCATCAACCAATTCAAAGAAGAAGTTAAGGAGACAAGTAAACATATGCAGTCGTTTGAAAATATGGAAAAATTTGGGTATACCATGTTACAACGTCCGTTGGAAGCACTCAATATTGTATATCCGCATTCTAAATTAGAAGAGGTCGGAAAACGGATAGATCCCAAAGAATTGGTTGGAAAGAATGGATTGAAACGAATTATGAAGTATAAAGAAACTACAAACCCTTTATCTAGAGGTGATTTTGAATATAAAACGACTGAATACGGACGTTTATTCTCTTCCGCCGAGATTGGAAAGTACAGTTGTAAAATTGAAAATATATGTAAAACCGTTGCAAGGTCAGAGGGTATCATCCTAATATACTCTCAATATATTGATGGAGGATTGATTCCGTTGGCTCTTGCGCTAGAAGAAATGGGGTTGCGTAGAGCAGGAGGGAAATCCTTATTTAAAACACAGGTATCTGAACCCGTAGACGCAAATACATTTCAACCTAAATCACGTACCGTTGGAATATTTTCACAAGCATCCTACGTTATGATAACGGGTGATAAAGCATTGTCTCCGGATAACGTATCTGACTTGAAACGATGTACGGATATAGACAACAAAGAAGGCGAGAAAGTAAAAGTGATATTGATATCTCAGGCTGGGTCAGAAGGATTAGATTTCAAATATATTCGTCAAGTCCATGTACTAGAACCATGGTATAATATGAACCGGATCGAACAAATCATTGGAAGAGCGGTTAGACAATGTAGTCATAAAGATTTGCCATTTCAAAAACGAAACGTTCAGATATTTTTATACGGTACTTTATTATCCAATCCAAGAGAAGAAGCTGTTGATGTATATGTGTATCGTTTAGCAGAATTGAAAGCTATACAAATAGGGTTAGTGAGTCGTGTCCTGAAAGAAGTGTCTGTAGATTGTTTGTTAAATTTTGAACAAACAGGGTTTAATGCAGACGATATGAAAATGGTAGTGAAACAAACGATGTCCACCCAACAAACGATTGATTATGTAGTTGGAGATAAACCCTTTTCTGCTACGTGTGACTATTTAAGTAAATGTACTTATGAATGTAGACCAACTAAGGTGGGGAAACTTGACATTTCAATGGATACTTATAATGAAACGTTTATTCAGATGAATATTGATAAAATTTTACAACGTATTCGCGATTGTTATAAAGAACGGTTTTTTTATACAAAGGAACAATTAATTCACGAAATCAATGCAAATAAACATTATCCACTTATTCAAATCAATTCTGCATTACATCAAATGGTAATAGATAACAACGAATATATAGTAGATATGTATGGACGAATTGGAAGATTGGTCAATATAGGAGAATTATATTTATTTCAACCGTTGGAAATAAACGATGTACGTATATCTAGGTATGAACGTTCCGTTCCGATTGAATATAAAAGGAGAGAATTGCAATTTGAAGTACCGAAGGAAGATGCTATACCTTTGTTTGAAAAGAAGACGACCAGAAACGATGTATGGTATTCCATGAAAGAACAGTTTGAAACCTCGTTGGTCGTTCAAACCATAGATACACACACGGACGACTGGTATAAAATATGTAGTGTGGTTATACCACATTTAAAGCAAGACGGTTGGAAACAAGAATTATTAGAGACGTTTATTGTGCATCATATAATAGAATCCTTATTGTTTGAAGATACCCTTTCATTATTAAATTATATGGAAACTTTATCCGAACAAGACGATGTATTGTTAAACCATACACGTGAATATTTTAAACATAAGTTCGTTCATTCTAAAGATATGCTTGGAATACAACTTCAAAATGTAGGTAAACAACAGTTGATAGTATCCTCTCCTACATTACCTCATCATTGGAGTATTGCAAAGCCACAAGACTATGAAGATTTGTCGGAAGGGATTACCAAAAATATACAAAAGGTAATTCCTATTCAAGAACGATTGAATAAATATATCGGGAGTATGGTGATATTTAAAAAGGATTATATGGTGTTTAAAATACGGGATATGTCTCAATCTAGAAACAGTGGTGCTAGATGCGACCAAGCCAGTAAAATCAAATCCATCAAAATATTAAACGAGGTATTAGAAGAAACCCAGTATACGGTTAAATCCTCTTTTTCAAGGTTTGAACTATGTATTATTCAAGAGTTTTGGTTCCGAAAAAAAGATTTAGAACAAACCTATCAAAAGAGATGGTTTTTAACTCCATATGAATCTATTTTAATGAATGAATTATAACCGAAAAATGAAATGATTTAAAAAATATCTAATCTTTACACTATGAGTACTACAGCAGTGGTTCAATCTGCAAAGAAATCGGACGTGTTACGACGGAAACAAATACAAGGGAATCATATATTTTCACAGTCCATTCTAACCCATCGTGTAGCTTTATCTATAGTATATATAGATGGAAATATCAAACAAACTTTGCAAGATAATATTGAATTTGAGATTGGAGGTAAATGTATTGTAGATGGATTTGTAAAAACAGGTTCGTGTAAGGTATTGAGTTATTCTAGCGGAAGACTTCAAGGATCAGACGTCGTGTTTGATGTCGTTCTAGAATGCTTAATTTGTTGTCCGGTGGAAGGGATGATTATTGATTGTGTTGCAAAATTCATTACAGAAACGGCAGGTATCAAAGCAGAATTAGAAGGTAATAGTCCTTCTCCGTTAATCCTATATATTTCAAGGGATCATCATTATAAACATGCAGAATTTAATAATGTTCGTATCGGCGATAAGTTAAAAGCAAAAATTATAGGACAACGGTATGAATTGAACGACACGTATATCTCAATCATTGCGGAGTTGATTAGTTTTACGTCTTCGGAAGTCAATCCACCCCAAATAACCATTAAAAAAAAGTTGCAACCTTAGGTGTAAAATAAACCGACACAATGGAAGGAGAGATATTAGACGATTAGGAATTAAAGATGTATGAATATATAACTTATATGCTATCTCTGCTGAAAACGGATATTGAGAATATGGCGGTTCAACATCAAATTGAAGTGTTACGGATTCTACGTGAGCGTAGTTATATTCCATTAAACGAAAATAACAATGGTACATTTGTGAATCTTACAAAATTATCACACAAAGACGTTACATTGTTACGCGATTATTGTGATTATGTAAATCAACAACAAAATACTATAACCTCTGTGGAAGATGAAAAAAAATATATCCAAGATACATATTTCAAACCTAATAAAGACACTACGATAAAATGAATATATGAACGAATCTATCCTAGAACATTTGAAACCTTATATGATATATGAAGACCAACTTCGTAGTTGGAATTGTATCCCAATCCAGGTAAAGACACCAATCCCGGTAAAGACACCAATCCCGGTAAAGACACCAACACCTATGGCATCTATAATAACCATTCCAAAACACATTCAAGACACTTTATTTTGGTGTTTTTATATCATAGTGGAAGGATGTCCTATGATAGATTATGTATTCCAATCTCCTTTTAAATACGAACAGGAATTCAAATATAAATGTATTGCAAAATTAAAACCAAAAATATCCATTCTTAAATCTTTAAAAATAAATTTACAATCGGTAGAAAGTGATGTTGTTATGAATAAATTCTTGACTTTATCCAATTTAGCTGCGTTATCCATTGCACAGGAAAAATCAATCCTCGTGAAATGCGATGAACTGTATTATGATTTTAATTATGGTACATCTTATGATTTGATTGAACGACGAGGTCATACTTTTTTTCTTCATTTAGGAGATGTAACCGATCTAATACGTACCATTCAACATGAATGTTATTGTATAAATCCTCGTAAAGTGATAAAAAGTATGTCTGCATATACTTTAAAAGAATTACAAACGATTTCAGAAAAACTTAAATTACCAATACATAATCAAGATAAACCATACACCAAACAAATATTATATGATGCAATTAGTACAAAGATTAAAAAATTGACATAAATAATCTATCTGTATATACTATACACATGTCTAAAATGCAACCAAATCAAACCGGTTTAAAACAAATATTACAATCGTATTTGGAGAATGTCCGAAGTAGCGGGCGTGATGGTACGAGTGAAATGGAAATTCGGTTTGGTACAGCTCGCGGAATGAAACCCATTAACCGCATAGAGTATGGAGATGTCATACAACGATTTTTATCTGCCGGATTTCAATTATCGGATGCAAAATATCTATTGAGGGTGAATAGTAACTTTACAGATTCAAAGACTGGTTCATCCCGTCTCTCAAACATAAGAGCAGAAGTATCTGGTTTGGACGCTATATCAGAGTACTGTAAACATAATACCATTGAACCCTTCTATACCAATGGACGCGCCTCGTTTATTCAAAAAAGTCCTTTCACTCTAAACGAACGTCAGATTTTGCCATATGATGCACCGGATTATAATATGAGGGCATCCTTGAGCAATGAAAAAGACATGGGTTCAAGTACATTGGTACGTACAATGGTATCGGAATGGAAAGACCATAAAAAAATATTTAGATATATGATACGTCATACATTGACACATCCGGATTTTCCACTGTCCGTAGACGTTAGTATTGTAAAACAATCTAGACAAAACGGTAAATATGTAGAACAATCTTATACATTTACAGAAGCCGGATTAAGCAAGTCTCCTGAACGGTATGAAATTGAAATCGAGATGGATAACCTTAAAGTGGGAGTAGGTTCAACGTATAGTACGACAGAATCATTATATATAGCGGTTAAAAAGACAATCTTATATGTATTGTCTGGATTACAAGGAACTAATTTTCCAATCTCTTATTCCGACCAGTTTAACCTTTTGGATTACTACATGCGAATGATTTGGAAGGATAAATATAAAGAAGGACAGCGAACGCAGTCAAAACACTTTATAGGACCTTCTTCTGTATCACTTCAACTCAATAATATATCCGAACAAAATGAAGATGCCAATTATCCTAATATACGCAATGCATATACAGTCACCGAAAAAGCGGACGGTGATCGTAAACTATTGATGATTGCAGACAATGGTCTCATTTATTTAATAGATACAAATATGCGGGTTCAATTTACAGGTGCAAAAACTACCAATCCTGACTTATTTGGATCTATACTAGATGGCGAACATATCCTTCATAATAAAGAAAAGGTATTTATTAATTTATATGCGGCATTTGATATTTATTATTTAAATCGTAATGATATTCGTTCGTTAGGATTTATCGGAAATAAAGATAGTTCCAGTTCATTCCGTTTACCATTGTTAAATCGTTTCATGCATGATTTGAAACCGTTTAGTGTAACGTCTAGTGAAAGTCCATCTCCTATGAGATTTGAACACAAAACCTTTTATAGTAGTAGTCCAACCCAAAGTATATTTCAAGCAAGTCAATTCTTACTTCAACGCATAGACGACGATTTGTTTGAATATGAAACCGATGGTTTAATTTTTACGCCAATGACAACGGGAGTTGGTTCTAATAAAATCGGTGTCACTACAATGCCTATGAAAAAAACATGGGAATATTCTTTTAAATGGAAACCTCCTGAATTCAATACCATTGACTTTATGATTACCATACAACGTGATCCAGATGGACGAGAAGATATTAAACATATCTATCATAATGGAATGGATGTAAATGTATCTACTCAAATTACACAATATAAAACACTTATCCTTCGTGTTGGATTTGACGAAGCTGTACATGGGTATATCAATCCATGTTTAAATGTAATTGAAGATGTATTACCGTCTACCGACGATAAAGATAATGAAGAAGGGTATAAACCAATCCAATTCTTTCCAACCAATCCTGCAGATGAACAAGCAGGGATATGTCATTTGATGATACAATCTGCCCAAGGTGGCACACGAGAGATGTTCACCGAAAATCGTGAAATCATTGAAGACAATACAATTGTTGAATTTAGGTATAACATGGATAAAGAAGTAGGGTGGCGTTGGGAACCTTTACGCGTACGTTATGATAAAACCAATGAATTGCGTAACGGCGGTAAAAATTACGGTAATGCATATCATGTGGCTAACAATAATTGGCATTCTATTCATAATCCAGTTACAAAGGAAATGATAACGTCTGGAAATAATATACCTACGTTTACACCGGACGACGATGTCTATTATAATCGCGTTTCAAACACAACGGTTACTCGGTGTTTGCGTGATTTCCATAATTTATATGTAAAAAAGAAACTCATTGTAAGTGTATCTAAACCCGATGATATTTTAATTGATTATGCCGTGGGTATGGGAGGTGACTTTACAAAATGGATTGAAGCTCGTTTGAAATTCGTATTTGGTATTGATATATCAAGGGATAATATAGAAAATCGTTTAAAAGGAGCATGCGCTCGTTATTTAAATTACAAAAAAAAATATAATCGTATGCCAAGTGCATTGTTTATAGTTGGGAATTCGTCTGTAAATATACGTGATACAAATGCCATTTTCACCGAAAAGGGTAAGCAAATTACAAATGCAGTGTTTGGAAAAGGTCCTAAAGAGTCTAAGATCCTCGGGAAAGGTGTATATAGACATTATGGTATTGCAGAGGAGGGATTTGACGTTGCATCTATACAATTTGCAATGCATTATATGTTTGAGAATATAACCACCCTTAGTAACTTTCTTCGTAATGTCAGTGAGACCGTAAAAGTAGGCGGTCGGTTCGTAGGAACATGCTACGATGGGTCGCGGGTATTTAATATGTTATCCTCTAAATCACAAGATGAAAGCATAGTACTACAAGAAGGTACAACTAAAATGTGGGAAGTTGTAAAACGATATGATAAATCAGAGTTTCCGCCCAGCGAAGAATCCCTCGGATATGCGGTAGATATATTTATGGAGTCTATTGGTAAAATGTTTCGCGAGTATCTAGTTAATTTTGAATATTTAGACCGATTAATGCATAACTTTGGGTTTACTTTATTATCCGTGAAACAAGCAAATGCTATTGGACTTCCAAACGGTATTGGAACATTTCATGAGTTACATACCCTTATGTATTCCGATACAGAAAGAACTCCAAATATTCGTTCTGATTATGGTTTCGCCTATACTATGACCGAACATGAAAAAATAGTATCCTTTTTAAATAATTATTTCATTTATGTAAAAACACATGCGGTGGATGCAAAATCAGTGTCAGAAGAAATGATACGTAACTATCCAGAACAACCTCCGTCATTACCTGTAAAAATTAGTGTAACTGCAGTGGAACCGAAACAAGTACCAAAATCAGTTAAACTAAAGAAAAAATTAAAACTAGTAATGGAAAATAAATAAAGGATATAAATATTACAATGGAATAGGTAGTATAATGTCAATATATAATTTACCAAAAATATATAATACGAATGTATATACATGTATTCTTTCAAGTCATTCCAGCATGGACCTTATTCCAGTAATTATAAGCCATACGTTATATAAATACGTACACACTCTAAAAAATATACTGTCTACTTTAGAACAAACGCATATAGACCAGTATGAATACATTTATTCCATTCTACCGGTTAGAATGCCATCTTCTTATTATAATATGTTTGAAATATATAAAACCTTTCATATATTAGATCAGTTGCCCGAGATCTGTAAAAGTTTTCATTTTACAGATGATGTATATGCTTGTTGTTGTATGGAATCCCTAAAGTTATATAGGCATAATAATCTAGACCCATACAGTAAAAACACACAATCCGATGATTTTTTCTATATTAACAAGGTTCAAGAATGTTATACTATGCACCGCGGAAGTTGTCATCTAGTAACTGGATATTACAAAGAGGATGAAGAGATTCCACAATCTAAATTGTTATTTACACAATGTATGTATGCATTTGCGTGTCAAAAAAAAAATGGTCATTTTATTTTAAAAATATCAGATATGCATACTCAACCAACGATTGATATATTGTATATATTATCATCCCTGTATGAGAGGGTTCAGATTTATAAACCCTATACAAGTAATCCTTTAAGTTCAGAAAGATACGTGATATGTATGAACTTTCGTTTAGAGAATACAAAAAAATTAGTGGATAAAATGTGTCTCGTATTAAAGGACTTTATACATACAACGTATCCAGATAAATATTTACAGTGCGATATCCCTTATTCTTATATATGTGGATTACAAGAGATTAATGCGATCCTTGGACAATCCCAATTAGAATATATGAATGTTACTTTAAAACATTTACAATGTTCAACGAATGAAATCGCGGATTATAAGATACAACAGAACCATAAATGTATTCAATGGTGCAAGAAATTTAATTTAAATGATATATTTAAATAGATTATAAATACATTGCATTCCATTTAGAGGCCTCTTTTAAAGGTAACAATATATTCACTACATCAATGGTAACCGTATATGGGTAAGTAATCTTTCCTAATTTACACATTGATTCAAATAAACTTGTATTGGGGGTCAATAACCGAAACAAATTTAATTTGGTGTATATGGTTTCAAGACAACGTTTCAGGTTACGAACTCCAGCTTCATTGTCTGTATATTGAGTTATGATATAACTCATAGTAACTTCGGGAATTATAATGTCTTGTTCCTCAAAACAAACTTGTTCTCGTATTTTAGGTATAAGATAATCTCTTGCAATCACTATCTTTTCTTTTGTATCATATCCGTTGGTTTGAACCCTGTACATTCTATCCAATAAGATAGGATTAATTTTACTTTCGTCGTTATAGCTAAATATAAATAAACAACGACTTAAATCAAAATCCAATTCGGCAAAATATTTATCATGAAATTTAGAATTTTGAGTTGTATCGGTTAAATGTGTAAGAATTCCAATGATTTCTTCACCTCTCGGTGTATCGCTTACTTTATCTAATTCGTCAAAGAAGAATACCGGGTTCATGTATTTACATTGAATTAAATGATCTATTATTTTACCCCACGTTGACCCTTCGTAGGTATAGGAATGTCCTTCTAAAAAACTTGCATCCGTAGCACCTCCGAGTGTAATGAATGAAAAGTTCCGTCCAAGCACTTTACTTATACCATCCTTTACAATCGTTGTTTTACCTGTACCCATGGGTCCTTTGATTGCAATCGCAGTACCGATGGAAGATGGATTGGTAACCCATTGACCAATCATTTGCATAATTTGTAACTTCATGTCATTCATACCATATACTGCTTTATCCAGTATATGTTTTGCATTTTCCATAAACTCTGAACATTTTACGATCCCATCCTCTTTTAACGTAATAGGATGTTGTTTGTATTTACCAAAGGGTATTTGCATAAAGGTGTCCACCCATTGTTTGATTTTATAATATTCGCTATCACTTGGTTCTAATTGGTCAAGTGTATTTATTTTTTTATAAGCAATCGTTTTATATTCTAAGGGTATGTCTGTTCCCAACAACTTTAAACGATACGGTTTATCGATGCTATAATTATCAATCAATTCTTTCATTTCAGTTAATACCACGGATTGTTCTTGTTCGTTAAGTTTATCTTTAAAATATTTTACATCGTTCATCATGTTTTTTTCTTGTAAGAAAGACTTAAATTTTTTTAGGTTACTTGTATTGTGTTTACGGTTTAAACTGCCCTTTTTATCAGGGTCTTCTTCTTGTGATTCCGTGTCATCGTCTAGTTCTTTAATATGAAATTCAATTTTAAATTTAGTAGGAGAATTCGTTTCGTCTTCGTCGTCCTCTTCGTCCTCTTCGTCGTCTTCGTCGTCCTCTTCGTCGTCCTCTTCGTCGTCTTCGTCGTCCTCTTCGTCCTCTTCGTCGTCTTCGTCGTCCTCTTCGTCGTCCTCTTCGTCGTCTTCGTCGTCTTCGTCGTCATCTTCGTCTTCGTCTTCGTCCTCCTCTTCGTCCTCATGAATATGTCTTTTTTTTTTTAAGCGTGGTTTTCCATCCGAATATGTATGTTTCGGTGTATCACGAACCCGTTGTCTTGCATAACTAGATGGGAAAATTTTAGAAATAAACTTTCTATATTCATGAAGGTCGATCGTCTCTTCTTCAGAACCAGACGTCCAATCCGAATCATCGTCGGATGAAGTATTATCTGGTATTTCTTTAACCATTTTACGATTCATCGTTTTACTACGAGTATTATAAGAATGTTTTGTTCTGGAAGCCATGATTAATACTTTTCAGAAGGAAAATAATATATTCAATTTTATGCAAAACAAACTATATATAGAATGAATTATTTAAATATAGTTTGTTAATTCATACAATGGAGCATGAGATATCTAATCGTAACGGAGTATCCCTAATGTATAAAAAAAACGACGACCAAATAGATTTTAAATTAAATTTTGAAATTATAAATAATCAAGTCTATGTGGATACATTTATTGATTTTAATATCTTCAAACTAATAGAAACACTCAATGCGGATATCATTGAGTGTATTTACATGGAACAAACCGATACTTTAGATACTATGAATATATGTATGGTATTAAAGCCAATTGGAAAAGAATTTGGATTGTCTCAAAAATATATTTTATCTAGAACCACAAAAATCCAATCTGACCATAACGTTCAGTTCATATCCAGTGATTTAAAAGAGTTAGGGGAAATCAAACTTAATGTAAATGCAGAACCAGTTAAAAAAAATTCGGCGAGTTTGAATATAGATATAATGAGTAGGTTTCATATCAATGTAACCTATTCATTCAATTTGGAACTTGAAACCGAATTACCTATTTACATGGAAAAATTACCAGGACAACTTATACAAAAGATGTTTATACGATTAAAAACATGTTTGGAAAACATTTCATCTTAATATCATTATGTAAAAATATTTAAACCAAACTATATAGTTTATAGTATGTTTATAATTCCGACCATTTTATATGCAGTATGGCAATACGGATGGTATTGTTTAGGGCGTTCTCGTTTAGATTGTATGATGAATATGACAAAGTATTTGTATCATAAAAACATTATATTTTCTAAATTGTTTCAAAATATGTCACTTGCAATGAATATATTGAGCAAAGAAGAAATGGATTTTTTCTATTCTTACAATGAACATGTTCCTTTTACCTTGAATAACCTCTATGACATTCAATCTATACTGGACGATTTAAATCAACATGGAGAGGATAAAATTAGATTAACTTCACGCATACCTTTTAATTCGGGTATGATTTCAGTTGTATATTATGCTACAATGTGTGACAAACAGATTGTGATAAAAGTAAAACGACCAGATATTACCATTCAATTACTAGAAGGTTTACATCAATTCAAACGTTTAATTCAATGGGTACAATATTTACCTTATTTATATGAATTTGATTTATTCTCCGTATATCATGAAAATACAACAGATATGATAAACCAACTTGATTTTAATAATGAAATTAACAATTTAAATTCCATCCGAGACAATTTTAAAAATATAAATTATGTAGTTATCCCAACCGTATATCCAATATTTACCACTCTAAATGATAATGTTATTGTGATGGAACGATTAATTGGCAATACACTTCAAGATATCAGTATAAATACTAGATTATATGAACAATACATCTTATTGCTTTTTAAACTTACTATAAAAAGTTTATTATACGACGGTTGTTACCACGGAGATTTACATACAGGTAATATATTATTTCTTACAGAAGAAGAACCGAAAATTGGATTGATAGATTTTGGTATAATTGGTAAAATATCACGAAAATCCCAAAATAATTTTTATAATTTTATGAAAGCATCTTTGTTAGATAAGAATTTTGAGAAAGCATCTTATATCATGACAAACCACATGTTACATCCTCCTTCCAAATACACTAATTTGTCTTTATCCATCAAACAAAATATAGCAAAGGATATTATAAATGTATTGAATGATACTTTACTCACAGGTAGATTTGATATTCAGTTTATGTATAATTTAAATCATGTATTATATAAGCATAAATTATCATTAGACCGCGAATTTTGCAAAATACAATTATCTATGTTAATTTCTTTTAGTGTAACCGAGGTGTTATGTAAAAAATGTAATAACACATTTATACATTATTTTAGTCAAGCCTTAGATGAATTCTGTAACGATGGATTGAATTTAGAATAAGCATGTCTTGTTCGCGTGTATTTTTTTTTAATTCGTTTTGTTTTACCTCCACGAACGGATTGAATTGGCGTGTTAGGTGGTCCATACCGAGGGCCCTGAGGATACGTGGGTGGTCCATACCGAGGGTCCTGAGGATACGTGGGTGGTCCATACCGAGGGTCCTGAGGATACGTAGGTGGTCCATACCGAGGGTCCTGAGGATACGTAGGTGGTCCATACCGAGGGTCCTGAGGATACGTAGGTGGTCCATACCGAGGGTCACGGTTTGGGAGTCTTAATTGATTTGTATTTGTAGTTTGACCAACGTCGGTGGAAAACATGACAGGAAGTGTCTTACGTTCAAACGAGGTAGTACGATAGGCAAAAAAAGGTCGCCCGTACAATTCTTCATATAAATTATCAATTTTACGTCGCTTGGATTCACATATTAATTTACTTCGGGCGGCACTGGTATTTCGGTCTTTTCTTAATACAAGTAACTCCACAATCACTTTAATTCCATCCAATATATTAGATTTGAATATGGTATTTTTTGGTTGTGTTTGTAAGATAGTATACATTCGTTTATCTAATAAAATGGTTGTATTGGGAGATAACCAAAGATTTATCATATACTTTATATTCTTTTGAATCATCCCTCTATCTATAGTTTCCGCGAATGTAAGTCGCGTATATCCTTTCGAACTGTCTGTATTACGAAGAATGAGTTGATGAAATAAAGAAGGAGACGTAAGTACTTGTTGTATAGAGGATGTTTCTGGAATACTCTTTTGAATCAATTTATCTTTAAGAACAAACATGAATGGAAAAAATACTTGGTTAGAAGTTATAGTGTTATTCACCATAGATGGTAAAAACGACAACCCTTGTAATTCAATATCACCTTTTACATTCAGGACGATTTCTATAGTCGTCATGTTATAAGCAAATATTTATTACCGGGTACGTTTTCTATATCTCTTAGTTTTAGATTTGCGTCTCTTTGTTTTCTTTGAATGTTTTTTACCCCTTTTTTTGTATTACGATTTGCGGAACGTTGGTTTTCAAACGAACTATAATTCACGGGTTGAAGGGCACCCTCTTCATGACTTAAACGCATTACATTTATTGTATTTATATCTAATTTATTTAGATATGCCATACGCGTAGCCCTGTACACTTCAGGAGTTTCCGTAACTATGCCACGTTCTTCATTGTATTTTGAATCAAGTTCCATTTGGATTATATATTTGATGTTATCTTCCTTGGGTACACGTTCAAGTTCTTCTAATCGTCTATTCCTATACTCAAGATAATCTCGTGATGGAGCGCGGGATTCGGAGGCCATATTATATATGAGATAATAATTTATAGTATTATATTACATTGGAATTGTTTATCGGGTTCAATTTTTTTAACGCGTTTTTTAGGTGAACGGTGTTCATATCCAGATACTCTTTCTACTTCAATCGTGGACCATATCTCTTGTAAAATAGGGAGTGCATGTTCAAACCATATCTTGTTTCGTTCCACAAACACTACACTTACTTCATCTAGTTTCCAATAAATGTTTTTTAACCATGTTTTATCTTCATGTCGGGACATGTTATGGTGAACCCAATCATGAATATATTCTTTCTCGGACGCCCAAGGTGAATATTCATATATAGGTTGATGCGTATTATCTATAAATAACATACATACTCCTTTTGATTTTCCATCTGCCGTTCGCGTGTATGTACCATCTCGTTCAAACTCCTCTATATCTTCATATTCTTTAAATCTGGTTTCCACAAAATCACATTCGTCTAAATCACACACTTCCATTTGTATTTGCATTTGTATCCAATAGTCTTGTTTTGGAATACCCGTAATCTCTCTGTTTACAATATTTTTTATTTCAATCATTCGTCCGTATCGATTAGACGTTTCATCTGTATTGATTCCATCGGGTGATGCTGCAATATAGGAGTGCGTAGAATGAGGTATACAACCAAAATCGCTTACAACCGTATTATAAGTATGTTGATACCATTGTAGTGTAACATATTCATATTTATGACCCCAATGCATAGGTGAATCTATATTGACATTGGAATAACGTTTTACATCCATCGGTACACATTTACTATAGATTAATTGATTGCGACTACTATTACTTCCAAATGCTTTCCAAATACTACTTGCAGTAAGATATTTATGCCGAAATAAATACCATTCGTCTGTCCTTTGTTCTGGTTGAGGTATATTGGATAAATAGGTAAGGTGTATGCGCAATGTAGTAACGTATGGAAGAACATTTCCTTCTTTTTCACGAGAAGACCGTTTTAAATGTTTCATGAAATAATTAGTGTATGCCTCTTTTACTATTTCATGAACGATATCCTCGGATATGTCTGGATATACGCATAGTAGATAGGATTTAGATAATATATACGTACTATGGTATAGGTCATCGTGAAAGGTAGCTACCATATAACTCAATGGATGATACCATAAAAGTGAATTCAGAATGTCTTCTACCATCTCGTAGGCTTCAACGAATTCATTTTCAGGAATGTCTTGAACTTGCATCTTACCACAACTATATGAATTTATTTAAGGTTCAATTTATGTAATAATGTTTTTTCTACTTAATCTACCACGATTTAAAGAAGCGGACGTAGATACACGTTTGTCCATTTTTTTTAACGAAAAATGTCGTGTTTGTTTATTGAATATCAAACATGGTATATCTACTACGGTTTCAGTATCTTTATCATAATTGATTTCCTTTACTTTTTGTAAACGATTTCTATCCAAGGATAAAGATAAGAATTGTTTGAATGTAGCGTTATCACATAACCCATCCGATAATTCATTGCAATGGCTATCGGCATAGTCATATAATTTTTTTAATTTATCACTAGAGTCTAATCTTGCCCACGTAAGATTTTTTATAGAATACATATCTTGTTCCAATTTTTTTTCTATATCTTGTGTATCATATGTACTCGTTGTAGAATACGTATTCTTACCATGCATAATCATCGTTTTATATTGAATATTTTTTAGGTCGTTGCATTCTTCACTTGATTTAGACATTACTATATATTATCTATCGTTATGTTTAACTCGTTTATCTAATAGGATAATCGCATCTTGTTCGTTTATTACACCGTATTGGTTAAGCACGATATACTCGTTTAATTGTGTAACTATAATACATAATAGGATGCACGAAAGCAAGCGTGTATGGATACACGGAAAACATAATCTAGATGGATTTGAACCCAATAAAGATAAACGAATATTATTAAATGCAATTGACGTAGAACTTTCACAAGAAGAGACTATATTATTATTAAAGGTAGACAATCCTTTGTACCATAAAGGTTTACAATCTATAGAAACCAAGATTAATGGATATAAACATCAAGATATTAAAAAATGTATATACGATAAAAATACAATGATAACCTTACATGAAGCATATGATAAATTACACCATCAAGTTACGTGTCATTATTGTATGAAACCTATAAAAATTCTATATAGAAATGTCCGCGACCCAATGCAATGGACCCTGGATAGACTGGACAATAGTAAAAATCATAGTAATGACAATACCGTGATATGTTGTCTTAAATGTAATTTAACGCGTGGCAGAATAGACAATGATAAATTTTTGTTCACAAAAAGAATGTCAATCATTAAAGTGAAACCGTTGTAGAAAAATATTCGGTATATGTATTATGAAATACACCGTATGGACGTGCGGTGTTCCTGCCGTCCGTAGCGTACAACCGTCTAAACCCATACAAACTACAAGTGATTTTTCAGATCCATTGCTTCAAGAACCAACACGAAAAGATAACATGAATGGTAAATTAAGTAATCGCCACTTGTTACAAAATTCTTTACAAAATCCATTTATGATTGGTCATAATTATATGGATGATTTGAATACACAAGAACAGTTTTTAAGGCCCAAGTCCTCCCATGTTGAATGTAAAGAACAAAAAGTATTTAAACCATAAAATGTTTGTAGTATAATGACTGCCGTAAGACAAACTCAAAATAGTGTATTACTTCATAATTTAATGCAATTTTATAAAAAAGAAAATAACTTTAAGACGATGTTGAGTATCATCAATGGTAAATCTCCAATCTCTCTAAGGATTGTAGATTGGTTTGCGACGAATTATGCCAAACAGTATTATATAACGTATAAGACCCAGGCATGTGACCGATTTAAAGTGTATGTGGATTATAAATTAAACTTGAGGTCGTATTCTAAAAAGAGATTTGACCCTTTTTGTAGATGGGACCGAATCAATATACCCTATAAAGACCAGTATATTCAAACCACGATTGGACAATTGAATTTTTTTAAATGGGCACTTGAAAATGGCGTTATACATTATATTGAAGAGAATTATAAAGACATTGAAACTGACATGAATGCTAGAAATAGTTCTTCTAAACGAAGCAAAGATACAACTCTATCTAGGAAACGTCGCGAAGAATTGTCTATCTCTGCCTCTAAAAATATTCTACACGAAGAAGTAGAAATTATAGTAGAATTCGTATAGTTATATTTTTATTTTTTCTATAATCAGTTCTATCCTCGATACGGTTTGATTGCACGTAGAATAGGTATCTTTTAAGTTATGCAATCCTTTTACAGAGGATAATAAATATTTTCGTAATTCATACGTTTCACATAATTCTTTATTTTTTTCTAAAAGAATTAAACTTTGATTTACAATTGTATTGATTTTTTTCAGCGATTCGTTACGACTATCCTGTCTATTCCATCGTCTAAACCATTCTGGTATTAAAGTCATGGGTTCAATATTAAGATACGTATCGCGTGTTATGATTTTTTGATTGATTTCAAGTTTTTCTAAAATTTTCAAGTTTATAATAATTTCTTCAATATCCATTTAATGTACTATTATATATTTATAAATGAATTGTATATAATAAAATAAATGTATACAATTCATATAAGGATGGGTAATCATCATTCCATCAAAAAAATAAATTTTGAAGATATGCAAACTTTGATATATGATTCCAATACACTTGTCATCAATACGCTTTTATCGGATAAACAAGATTGTTTAATTATAAATACGTTACCGTGGGACCATGAAACCAAACAAATCAACGATATGTTAGAACAAGGACAATTGAATAAAAAAATGGTGATATATGGGATGAATGCATGTGACGAAGGTATCGTTACCAAATATAATCAGATGTTAAAACTTGGATTTACTCAAATCTACATATATCCAGGGGGTTTATTTGAATGGATATTATTACAAGATATTTATGGAAATCATTTATTTCCAACCACTGCCCAAGAAATAGATATATTACGGTTCAAGGGAAAACGTTGTCTATCTTGAAGAATTAAACCCTTTACATTTCAATTATTTCATTTTCTAATGAAACCTTTTTTGGTTCTATTTTTGGTTCTTGAGTTATTTTAGTTTTTTTTTGTGGATTTTCTTTTCTTGTTATTGTTTCCAGTATTTGTTCTTTATCTAACTTTGTTTTTATTATTATTTATTCAATAGACGCCTTTTTACATACATATTGTATGCTATTGTTCGTTGTTTTCCTCTTATACCGCCAATAGTTCTATTGTGTGTTTGTGCTATAATTTCAATCTTTATATTTTTATCCAATTCTTGTAATAATGTATTTTCTTCTTCGTCAGTCCATTTTTGCCCATATTTGTAGGATAATCTGTATCTGGATTTTTAGTTTTTAACATTTTTAACATAGGACTATCCATTATTTAAATATTATATAATTTATAATAGAATATTTAAATTATTTCAATTTTATATTTTATAAAATGGGCGTTTGAAATGAGAAAAGGTGTAAAAGATATAAACATCCAATCCAATTATTGCCAAATAATTTAAGCATAGTGGATGAAGAAAATATGAAACATTTTTTTTATTCCAAATTATTATGAATCCGATGATTTAATATAATCGCTTTCTCACGTGGAATCCATACAATTCCGTGACCTCTTCATCTTCGTTGAGGTTATAATATGTCTTTGATTATAAGGTGGAATTGAATATACGTGTAAAGTTTGCAACTTCTGGTTTATCTTCATCTTCTTGAAATAATTTAAATAGGATAGCATCGTTACGGAAACGTACTGTATAATCATACTGTAATTTATTACGTCCAATACGACCTAACGCTTGTATGGTCTTTTCTTGACTCATCCCTTCTAAATCATTTGCCAAATAACCATGACAAAACTGGTAATTTGTACCGTATATAAAATCGGTAGAAGCAATGATTAAATATAATTTTTGTTTATAGGCAAGTCGTTTCATAATTTCAGTGTATCGTTCGCTATCATGTGTGACAAATACACCAATCCCCATCATCAAAAGTAATTTCCACATATCTTCAATATCGTCAATCAACATAATCTGTTCAATGTCCGACAATTCAATGCCGGAGGTATAAACCTTATTGGTATGTAGGCATATAGGTGCATGAATATTCAAATGTTCCAACGTATTGGGAATATACAGGGAGGGTAATTGAATGGATTGAATGGATTGAATGTGCCTACCGATCTCTTTTCGTAAGAGTTTGACTTCGGCAGAACCTCGTGCTTCGTCCGATAATTTTTGATCATTCCCCGACACTACGTCTTTCATTAGAAGGTCATCTAATGTTTTTGTAAGCAACTTTATTTTTTCATTGATAGTTGCATTTTTAGATATCGTTTTACGAATCGTATCCATAACGGTAGACGGTATGTTTGCACGTTGAACACAAAACAACCCGATTTTACGCACGTCTTCTGCAAGAAATATGGTTGGTCCATCGGTCAGTGTATGGGCATCCGTAGTCGTCACCATAACATTGGACCGGAAACGTGGTACACGATTTATTTGTAATTGTTTAAATATATTTGGCCATGCTTCTGGTATGATTTTAGAAAGAAGCGTAAGATAGTATATTTTCACATTTAGCATGTGAATGTCTGTAATGTTTTTAAAAGAATACTCGTAACGATAACGTTCGTGGGTAATTGACGTTGGAAACGTATCGTGCATGAATTGAATAAAATCAGTACATGATTTTAAATCAATATAACGTAACATGGTCTTACGACGCATACAATAGGTAACGCACTTTAATACATCTTGATAATTGGAATACAGTAGGTGGGGTGCAACCACATACCCCTCTTTATTTATCAGAGGGATCGTTTTCTTACAGTCATAACTTATAATGGTGGTAATGTCAGCATCCTTGAACCGTGCTTTAAAATCCCCAATGGTTGGAGCTAATTCGGATTCGTTGGGTAACGTGGCAGACGACAACACCATATTTGGTATGATATTTTGTCTCCAGTTTTGTTGAATGAGTTCGTGACAAGGGTGGGATACATAATCAAGTGAAATGGTGGGTTCGTCCCAATACGTAATGATTTGTTCTTTCTCATGAAATCCACACATGTAATGCATGGCGGGTAGGTAGGAAATCAAATCACTAATTATAATTTCAACCCGTGTTCCATTCGTATTGTCTACATTACGAATGGAACCACTTCGCCTGTCTTTTGTATAATCCACCGCAGATGCGTAGTGTAGCCGAATATCTTGAGGGTCCTTACAACCAAATGCAAATGCAACTTTTACACCATGACTAATGGCAGATTTGGCAAGGGCAAGACCAATGTGTCTCGCCGCACATACAAATATGATTTTATAACCTCTGGATAGTCCAATGGGGGATAACGTTTTACCGGTTCCGGTAGGTGCAATGTATAAAATCAATTGTGGAAGAGAATTGGAGGATTTAAATTGTGCAAATAATTGTTTCTGATGGTCATACAATTCGTCGTCTGCGTATTTAAGCAGATACGGATTATGTTCAATCATTTCTGTGCTTCTATACAATATGTCTTTTACATCCACCTCGGTTAAAAGCGTTGCAAGAATATCTTCTAACTTGGAATAAAAGGTTCGGTTACACTCGTTTACATTAAATTTCATCATGCAATGTAAGGTGTAGAAATGTACGCTCCAACCGGTATTACCGCGTTTTTTCTGTTTTAATATGGTCTTCAACACGTCTAATAACACATATTCATAAATGATGGATTTGACTTGTTCAAGTTGTATGTCTGTATTACTAAAACGTATCCTATCACTTTTTCGTATCATTTTAGATGGAATAGACACTTTAACATAGTTTAAATTATATTTAGTCAATGCAATAAGTTCGGGTTGTAGATATTTTGTAAATACAAATAAATCAATCTCTTCATGGTTGGATACTTTTAAATAATGTAAAATAGACTTTGTATTATTACGTTTGATAGATGGATTCGTATACCCATCCGAAATCAATTGTATAATTTTAAGTTCATCTGAACCAACCGGTTTTTCAATACTATTCCATTCGTCGCGTGTTAATTTACGTTGGGATAAGTCCATGTTAAATTGGTTAATAGGGGGCAATGTATAAGATGAAAGGTTTCAACTTTTTACGATAATCATGAATTATTATAAAATTGAAACTTATAATTCAACGACAAGATATTACAAATCAGTATGACAATCCTTATAACCATTCAGGGTAACATTGGAGGTGGTAAATCCACCTTTCTAAGTCATCTCAAAACCTTGTATAAAGATAAACCCAATATTTGTTTTCTACAAGAACCCGTAGAAGAATGGTTGTCTATACGTGATACGAATGGAACCTCTATATTAGAATTGTTTTATGCAGACCAATCTAAATATGCATTTACGTTTCAAATGATGGCATATATTTCAAGATTAGCCATACTTAAAAAGGAGTTTAACTCTGGATATGACATTATTATTTCAGAACGAAGTCTTGAAACCGACCGCAATATATTTGAGAAAATGTTGTATCATGATGATAAGATTACACACATTGAACATCAGATCTATTCCAAGTGGTTTGATACATTTAAATTAGATTTCCCTGACGAATACATAATGTATATGCGCACCACGCCTGAAATCATATATGAGCGTATTAAAAAAAGAGACCGTAAAGGAGAAATCATTCCATTGGAATATCTAAAATCATGTCACACCTATCATGAAACATGGGTTCGTAGTATTTCACCGGATCGTGTAAGTATAATTGACGGTAATGTAGATTTCAACGAGGACCCTGAAATCTTAAAACGATGGGTGTTACAATTCAATTCTTTCTTAAATAAATGTAAGGCCTTATAATATGAGTATAGGCTTTATTATTTTAAGACATGTCATAAGTGAAACAACCAATTGTTATTGGATGCTATGTTATGATTGTATCCGACGTTATTATCCTCTCCATCGTATTATGATAATAGATGACAATAGTAATTATGAATTTGTTACAAATAAAACAGTTACCAATACAGTGCTTATACAAAGCGAGTATAAAGGAAGAGGAGAATTGTTGCCCTATTATTATTTTTTACACCATAAGTTATTTGATACGGCGGTCCTATTACACGATTCCGTATTTATAAATCGTCCTATAGATTTTAAGGTAACCAACTATAAAATGTTATGGGATTTTAAACATCATTCTGACCAAATTGAAGATGAGACACGAATGATACATCTATTTCAAGATAATAAACTATACGAATTTTATAAACAAAAACATAAATGGACGGGTTGTTTTGGTGGTATGTCTATTATAACCCATGATTATTTAAAGTTTATCCATCAACGATACGATATTAGCAAGTTATTAAAGGTTGTGTTAAATCGGTATAACCGTATGTCCTTTGAAAGAGTCATTGGTTGTTTATTACAATATATGGATTCTCCGAATACAAGAGAAGTTCAGATAAAAAAATTCATGTTTAACTCAAAGAAGTCAAATGCTTTATTAGGCGACATATCTAAATACTGTCCTTGGATGATATCGTTCCAACATAAAGACAAGTATAATTATTTACCTATTACAAAAGTATGGACTGGACGATAATACATTATTATCGTGACTATATATATGAATATTAAATCCATTTTAAAATATGAAGAATCGTGGTGTAAAAGAATGGGGTATAGAAATCCATACATTGACCCTTATACACACCACTTGACCAGTACGACCGTAACGGGGGATCATACCGCCTATCGTAAATATCCTGAAAATAGACGTGTGTACGATAAACTTTGGATTGCACAAACCCAAGGATTAAAATGTGGAAAACTAGAAGAACTGAATACAACGGATATTCGTTATCCTATTTTTATTAAACCAAGATGGGGACATCTTAGCGCCGCATCTAAAAATTGTTTTAAAATTACAAATAAACCTCAGTTGTTGAAATATATAGATTATCCGGATATGGTGTGGTCTGAATTTGTGGATGGAAGGGAAGGTATGACTGATTTTTTGTTATTGCATGGACGTATTGTTTGGCAGATAACTTATATATATTCTGAAGAACAAAATGGGTTCAGCGATGTATATAAATACGTGAGTGTACAAACCCCTACACCGCCGAATATAGAAGAATGGGTTAGAGATAATATCAATGGACATACTGGATTTGTCAACGTACAGTACCGCATGAATCGTATCATTGAAGTAGGATTGCGACCTGCCAGAGGTGGAATGTACCTGATTGGTGCAGATTGTCCATCGTTATCTTACAATATATATAACGTGTTGGACAAAGGATTTTGGGATGATACTTTAAATAAAACGATACAATTTGAACCCTATTATGTATATAAATGTTATACGCGTTTGCCAATGTTATACATATGGCCACAGCACATGATTGATTGGATCCTTCCCAAATTTACAGATATGCCTTTGTATGAATATTATTTTGAACCAGTCAACAATGAAGGAGTCGTTTTTTTTCAATTTATGCATAAAGACCATGTCAAAGGAATGAAACTTAAGAATATAATAGAAATGTGTTCTGTAATTACACAATGTACAGTCCTTATAACCTTTCTATTGGTAATGTATTCTTTCATGTTTAAAGGTACACTCAAATATGTTTTATTTCCTTTGTTCATCTTGATCGTATTTACCCGATTTTTGAACCCATTGTACGTAAATTATAATTGTTATAAAGCTTATATGCAAATGTTTTTAGGGAAAAACTCTTTATTATCACAATCTGAGTTTGATTCAGAAATAAAATCCTCCTCTTAAGCGAAGTACAAGATGTAGAGTAGATTCTTTTTGAACGTTATAATCCGACAAGGTTCTAGCATCTTCAAGTTGTTTTCCAGCATAAATCAAACGTTGCTGTTCAGGAGGAATGCCTTCTTTATCTTGAATCATCTGTTTTACAGTTTCAATCGTATTGCTCGAATCAACTTCTAACGTAATGGTTTTACCCGTAAGTGTTTTTACAAAGATTTGCATTGTTATGTTTATAATAAAACTAATCTTTAAATTATATCAATATATTATATGGCATTTACACGATTTCACGATGACCCTTGCAGAATACAAAAGGCGCTTCAAGAATCAACCGGACCTGGACGTTATAGCATAGATGTACCCGGCAACGGCACATCGCCCAGTTACATAGAAGATCCGTATATACGTCTTCAAAAATGGGGAGGCAATCTTAGAACAAATACAATTAATCTTGAAAGTGCCTTACTTGGAATTGGAAACACATTAAACCGAGATTATATAATAAACAATTCGGTGTTTCCAGTTACATGTTCGCAATCGTATCCATCCCAAGCTCCTTTTACGGAACAACCTCGGGCAACTGAACCTGCTTGGATGATACGGGACGTGCAACAACATCAATTTCAATATTTACCGCTTGACCCACAAGAAAATATACAAATTCCATTTCAACATGATTTAAATACACGACTCATAGAACGGGACAATTATACTCCGCAAATCAATTGTAATCTATAATTATAGAAAGTCCCCTGCCATATTTAATATAAAGTATATATAATATGGCAGAAATTGCAATGTTAGTAGTTGCATTAGGAGGATTATATGTAATCTCCAATCACGACAATGAACCTCGCCAAGTAGCTGGATTTGAAAATATGGGAGAGGCAACCAATGCACTTCCGAATATTAATCCGCCCCAACCTCCTATCAATTACCCGATTGATAACAAACGGGTCAGTGATGCTAACCCAAACAAATATAACCACCCCAATCAAACCACAGACAAGTTCTTTAGTCCATCCGTATATAAAGAGATTGAACGAAATAATCCAAATGACTCTGTAGGTGGTTCAACCAAGACGAACTATAGTTTAACAGGCGAACCGTTAAATAAAGATAATTTTAAACATAACAATATGGTACCTTTTTTTGGTTCCCGTATAAAAGGATCTGGTGTAAGTGCAGACATTGCGCAAAGTCAAATGGATAATATGCAGGGGGCTGGTTCACAACATAAACATAAGATTGAACAGGCTCCTCTCTTTAAACCCCAAACCAATATGTCTTGGGCCAATGGTATGCCAAGCACAACTGAATTTATGTTATCCCGACAAGTACCTAGCAATAGAATCAATAATGTCAAACCATGGGATGAAGAAAAGGTGGCGCCTGGATTGGGACAGGGATATACAACTACAAATAGTGGGTCTGGGTATAATTCAGCGGTTGAAGATAGGTCTAGTTGGCTCCCAAAAACGGTGGATGCTCTCCGTGCTACCAACAATCCAAAAGTATCGTTTGATTTATCTGGACATCAAGGTCCGGCGTCTGCAAGTAATCAAATCATTCAAAATTCAAATACAATGGGTCGTCTAGAAAAAAACCGTCCAGATACAACACAAGATTTAGGTCCAAACCGATGGTTTACTACTACAGGGGTTGAAAAAGGTTCTACGGTACGAAGTAGTCAAATGTTACAACATACCAATCGTCCAGATTATTCAGAAACCAATTATTATGGTGCTGGAACCCAAGAAGGTAGGTCTACTTATATACATTCACATAGCAACGAGACGCATCGGCAACAATTGGCAGGACCTGCCATTACAGCACCTTTAGGACCTGCTGCCGCTTCAACCAATGATTATGGCAATGGAAGTTATGAAACGTTATGTAATAATCGTTCCACTACACGACAAGGAAATGATTTGGGAGTAGTTGGGGGAATTATGAAAGCTTTAACTAGTCCCATTCTTGACATACTTAAACCGACACGTAAAGAAAATGTGATTGGGAACATACGTTCCACCGGAAACGTTCAACTAACCCATGGAGGAACGCAACCCATTTGCAATCCAGGGGATAGACCAAAAACCACAATTAAAGAACAAACCGAAATTGGTAAATTACATTTAAACTTGGAAGGTAACTTACAAGGCGCATATAATGTATCCACGCAACAACCCGTTCCACAAGAAAGAGATACGACCACTTCATCTTATATTGGTAATGTAATGGGTTCAAATCAATCCATGTCACAAACCTCTGCTTATAATCAGAGAAATAATCCAAACAAAACGTTTAATAATCATCCAAATCAAGGAGGTATGTCTTTATTAAATGCAGATACCCATTTTACATCCTTAAGAAACGACCAGAATGAAACTCGTATTCCAACTGGGTCCTCCACCCTCTCTGCTATACCTAGTAAAACCAGTTATGGACGTACGCAAATGCCACCTACGCCGATACAACCCAATAACGATAGAATGAATCCAGACATTTTAAATGCGTTTAAAAGTAATCCATATACACACAGTTTGACCAGTTGGGCATAATTATAGTTGTCAATTATAAATATATAGTTATAATAGGATTTAAAATTATATATTTAAGAGTATGATGTTAAACCTTATTCATAATGATATCGTTGAAAATCTAAATCATATGATACAAGACAACAATATACCAAATATTCTTTTTCATGGACCATCTGGTGCAGGAAAACATGTATTGGTGACACAATTTATACGTCGTTTATATAAAACGTATCAAGATGAACGAATGCACGTATTATATGCCAATTGTGAACATGGTAAAGGTATTAAATTTATACGCGAAGAATTGAAATTTTTTGCAAAAACACAGCAGTCATTGCATCATCCATTTAAATCTATATTATTGACAAATGTGGATTCGCTTACCAACGATGCCCAATCCGCATTACGTCGTTGTATAGAACAATTTAGTAGGAGCACTAGGTTTTTTATTATTGCGAACGATAAAACTAAATTACTTAAACCGATTTTATCTCGTTTTTGTGAAATATATATCCCGTTACCTTCTATCAATCTTCATGTGTATCAAGTGAATTCAAGTTTTGGAAAGGAACCATCCCCGTCCAAACGTATAGAATGGATACGTAATCATATTATGCATTTGGATATAAAGGACCCTAATTCTTTTATCCAATTAACAAATAAATTATACGATAAAGGATATTCTGGTAAAGATTTACTCGCCTATATATCTAAATCTACAACGATTTCAACCAAACGTAAAACCCATATTCTTATTCAATATCATTCCAACAAACATTTATTTAAACACGAACCATTATTTATGTTGTTTATTCTATATCAATATATATGCAATTGCGATGAAATATTAAAAATCAATTCTTATATATAAACATGGATGATTATTCGATAAATGCATTGATTGAATCTAAAAACGAATGGTGTGCAAGACTCGTGAATCTACTAACACCTGCAGTGATATCCGGAATAAAATCTATATTTGAAGAGTCTTGGAAGTTATGTATAGCGAACGAAGAACAAACAAAATACCTTATGACGTTCCAAACCTTTTTAAGTAGAGTACCTAAATGGAATGAGGAAATTATAAAAACCGAACGTAAACGTATACTTGACGTTACAAATTGTCCATATTTAGAAGATATGATTACATGTGTTCATATCATTCATATGAAGGCATTGACGGTCGTTCGTGTAGGACAACATCAAAAAAAATTAAATATAAATATTCCTTCCATAAATAATTTCATACATAAATTATATATATTGGTTGCACGTAAAATTTATACGAATGTATATCTATTTGAAGTGAACATTCCACCGCTTGATATACAACGACATAATCGTGAATTAGAATTAATCATTAAGGAATCTATTCTAAATGTAATTCGTGATAGTATTCCTGTAGAGGATATATTGAAAGAATATCTCAGTGAAACACAAGAAGAAGAAGTTACCATAACCGACGATATCATTGAAACGCCCAAGGTAGAAACCCTTGAAACGCCCAAGGTAGAAACCCTTGAAACGCCCAAGGTGGTGGACACCGTCCCCATACTTCCAAAATTACAAGAACCATTGATATCTACGACTACAGTATCCGCCCCCCTTTTGCCGGATAAATTAACGTTTTCAGATATAGATTTCACAATGGATGCAAGTGGAACACAAGGAACGATTGAAGCGCCAAAAACAATTGAACGTTTAGAACGAATCTCACAAGAAACACATAAAAAGCGAAAACAAGAAGAAGAAGAAGAAGAACGTGAAGATAAATTAGTTATTGGGGATGAAATAAGTTTAGATAATATAGGTATCAAAGACCTTAATGGACGTATAAATGTTAAACCATTGCCTGTTATAGATATTGAGACATTATAATGCGTTTTTGTAGAATAAAGAATATATATTATCAGTTTAAATGGAACAAGCGCAATGGATGACTTCAACTGCGATTTGTGTAGTATTTTTTATCTTACGTATTATTGAAATTAAATTTATATTAAAAGAAGACATTCTATTCAAACAGATGATTCGGGATACAATCCTTGTATTTATCAGTTCTATCCTTGGAATGTTTCTACTTACTCAAGTCAATACAGACGTTTCCTCAAAAATCCCTGCCGTATTTACAGGAAAACCTGACTTTTAATAAGGGAAACTATTTGTAAAGGTTTGATAACTATTATATCGTTATACATTAATGGTTATCAAACATGGATTACGTGAAGATAAAAACGGTTGGATTTATATATCCATACATGGTACACCTAAAGAAAGAGGATTTGCCTACGGTACGTTAATTGCAAAAGAAATGATAGAAGTAAGACGTATATTGGACTTTACCATTTATAACGATTTTGGAATAAAATGGGAGTATTTTATTCAAGTCGCACAAAGAGATATTACGCCCGTGATTGCATCCCAGTTTCCAGAATTTTACGATGAAATGCTTGGATTTGCAGAAGGTGCAAATCTAACCATGGATGAAGTGGTTGCATGGAACAATTATTTTACATTAACAGATTCTTGGTGGAATAATATGTCAAAGGAAGACAAAACCATTGTTTATGGAGAGAATTATGCAAATCAATCGGTCCATGTAAACACAGGTGGTAACAAGGATAGATGTTCGACCTTCATGGCCGTAGGGGATTGGACTGCCGATGGAAAAATCGTATGTGCACATAATACGTTTTCAGATTTTTTAACTGGACAATTAGGAAATTATGTTGTAGATATTCGTCCGACACAAGGTAATCGTATATTATGGTCGGGTTACCCTGGATGGATATGGTCTGGTACTGATTTTTTTGTAACCTCTGCTGGTATAATTGGAACCGAAACCACAATTGGTGGATTTAAAAATTATCAAGCCAATATACCCATTTCGTGTCGTATTCGTAATGCAATGCAATATGGAAAAAATTTAGATGATTATGAACGCATGTTGTTAGACGGTAATTCGGGTGATTATGCGAACATATGGATGTTCGGGGATACGAATGTAAATGAAATTATGCGCATTGAATTAGGGTTACGATTTCACAATACTACACGTACACAAAATGGAGTATTCATTGGATATAACGCGCCGGAAGACCCTAGAATTCGTAATCTTGAATGTACAAATACAGGTATAGATGATATCCGGACACATCAAGGTGCAAGAAAAGTGCGTTTATCCGAGTTGATGGATACACATAAAGGTACCATAAACATTGACATTGCTCAACAAATTATTAGCGACCATTATGATGTATATCTTAATAAAGAAAATCCGTGTTCACGTACGGTATGTTCTCATTATGAGTTGGACCCACGTGAATACATGTCAGACCCATCTCGTCCTAAACCCTTTGAACCCCGAGGAGCAGTGGACGGTAATGTCATTGATAGTCAAATGGCAAAAAATATGTCGTTTTCACTTAGATGGGGGTCCTCCTGTGGAAAACCTTTTATAAAAGATACCTTTTGCGACAAACAACGTGTTTGGAATTACTTGCGTCCTTATTTACACGATAGACTTTCTTATCCCTGGACCACATTTACCATCTCATCCATTACACCTAAAAAACTTACACGAAAACGGCGAACTATCACGAAATGATTTAACGTTTCGTATACTTTCTTCGTTTATACATTTTACCGCGTTTCGTATACTTTCTTCGTTTATACATTTTACCGCGTTTCGTATACTTTTTTCGTTTATACATTTTACCGCGTTTCGTATACTTTTTATGAATACCAGAACGACCACCAGATGATTCTGGAAAATCAGATGATTCTGGAAAATCTGCAACCGTTGCGGCGGAATAGGTTCTAACTAATTTCTCTTTTATCTGTTCCATATCTTCCGCGGATATGGATAGATCTCCTTCCGCGGATAGATCTCCTTCCGCGGATATGGATAGATCTCCTTCCGCGGATAGATCTCCTTTACTCTTAAATATAATATCATATACCGCATCCTCCATATCTTCAATCTTATAATTACCCGACAACGATGGAGTTACATCTTCTGCACTCTTGGTAGCTTCACGTGGTACAGGTCCTAATCGCCTCTCGGTTATTATCTGTTTAACTATTTTTTCAATCCTATCTACTGCATCTTCGGGAATTAAAACCAAACTTGTATCTACAATAGGTATTACATGTTTACTCATATACTGATTAAAATCGTTCCTTTCTTTTTCCAACCCGTACAATACACTTTGTTGATGTATATAATTGAGGTGGTTAGCATTAGCATTATCCTTCAGATCATTCGGAAAATTATCAGCAAGTGTGTATTCGTTATATATGGGCGGTACTATTCCGATAGAGGATAATTTCTCTGTTATACCCGTTAAGTCTGTTATTAAATCAAATATTGGATGGTTTATATCCCTTATATCCTTTATATCTATACGTCTATACCATATTATATAATCATATAAATTAGTTATTAATATTTTTTTCAAATTAAAACTGATAGATATATTAAACCGACTATATAATTTTGTATAAATATCATAATATACAGATTGTATCACATCAATATCGGTCAGGTTGTCAGGCAATAACGTAGTTATAACATTAGTATCGTCTGCGACACTCTGCATTAAGAAGGTGTCGATGTAGTCTTCCTCAACGGCCTCTTCGTCGAGTTTTTCCCTCAATTTAGGGATATCCCATTGTTCGGGTCTCATTTCTGCGGCGGCGTCCCCGTCTGAAGCCAAGAATTGTTCGGGTCTCATTTCTGCGGCGGCGTCCCCATCTGAAGCCAAGAATTGTTCGGGTCTCATTTCTGCGGCGGCGTCTTCCGGCGCCCGCGAGGCACTAGAAGCAGAGCTCAAGAATTGTTCATACTTTTTAGTCTGTATTCCATTTACATGTTGTAAAAACATCTTTATATCTTCTAAATCTGTACTAGATCTCAAGAAGAAGTCATCTATTCCACTCAATTTTTTTTGTATGGAACGGATACTCTCTGGTAGAGGTTTCGTTTCCGTATGTAGCAAATCCTTTACGTTAATATATATATCTATTACATTTTTTATATGTGCAATACGTGGTAATACCTCAGCCTGTTTACTAATCAAATCATATACAACCATATCCAGTTGAGTATACAGTGAATTAACCTTCTCATTGCTCTCACTTTCAAGTTCAGATGATATCTCACCTTTTTTTTCTTCTATTTCACCCGACAACTTGGTTATATCTGGCATATCTTTATTAATCTCATCATAGAGTTCTGATATATTCGCCTCTAAAATAGCAATCTCACTATCATTTAATGAAGTGCCCAATCCCATTGTTTTAAAGTTCGCCGGTACGAAATTACCATCAAATGTTTGCTGTAATTCTCTCAATCCATTCATAACCGCTTCGTTCTTTGATATATATTCATCACTATCTTCTACAATTGGCTTAACCGTACCAATTGCTTTTATCATGTCTATATCTTCGGGTGATAGGTTGTATTTTTGTTGGATGGATTCTAATAATATATCTTTTAATGGTATTATATTTAGTAATGAAGTAGTCGTAACATCAGTAAATTCTTTAGTCTCAATATATGCTTTCAACGCTTCTAAATATGGAGGCATCGTTCCACCTTTAATTTCAGGTTCAGTCGGTTCAGTCGGTTCAGTCGGTTCAGTCCCTCGTTTTACAATCCGACGACCAATCCGACGACCACGTTCACTCAAACCGGTTAGAGATGTATTAAAAGTCCGTACGGTTACAGAACCATTGCGTACCAAAGGTATAATTATCGAGTTGTCCATCATCAGTTTTGAAATGGTAAATTTCTTATAATTAAAATCCCTTTTATCTATCTGTGGTTTTTTTGATGCGTCTGCTACTTCATTGTACAATTCAAATATTAGGGTATCACCGATACTTCCCAATGTTAATCTATTATTATTTGAAATTTTAAGTTTAGTCAATGAAGGGTAATCAGATGTAGATATCTTTGTAAAAAAAGAAATATAACCGTAATTCTTTATAAATTCGTTCGTTTTAGTATTTAACTTTTCATTATAGTTTATATGTATTTGCGTACGTTGGGCAGAAGTCAAAGTATTGGTTGTATCATCGGTCTCGGCTGCTATTAGGACGGCAATCTCGCTTTTTAAATAATTTGTCATAAACTCAATTAATTTAGAATTACAAACCATTATTTGTCTTATAATAACCTCAAAAAACTTTATGGTTACCGGTCCTGGTACATCGGCATCCTGAGTTTCAAGTCTAAATATATAGTTTTCACTTGTTACAGTCCCGTAATAATTTTTAATATTCTTATATATGGTAATATATAATCTTAATAATGAACGGTTTGAATCAATACACTCCGAGATTTTAATTATATTTTTTTTCCTACAAGTCTCACATGGGTTAACGACACGGTCTAATAGTAAACCTCTATGATATCTCTTTTTATCACCTTTATTCGTATATTTATCATATAATAATGCTGTATTCGGACCGATTTGTAACGATACTGTAAATACAGGACCATCACACGTATTCATTAATACGGTTGTATTGGGACCTTGTTTATGTTCTACCCAATTTAATAAATGAAATAAACATTGCAACCTGTCTCCAAGCGATTTTAATATAATTATTAACAGTGCGTTTGTTTCATATGCTGTATAACCCGTAAAGACACTCCTTGCCGGTAGAAACCCCGTCCCCTTAAACGGAACCTTGTTGGTAATATGACCATTTGGACTTATCACAAATTTATTTTGCCTGAACCATTTTTTGTTTTTGTCATTGCCCTGTGTAAAATTTTGTAATTCCAAATAATCGGCATTTTCGTCGTCGGTTCTACCCGAAAAGGTTTTCCCAAACATTCTGAATTCAAATATCCATACATCGTTAGAGATCGTGGTTGCTTTGAGATACATACCAGCGGGATAACCAAATGCCAGAAACAACTCTTCGGTCAATATAATGGTTTCACCTCGTGGTGGCCATACTTTACCCTGAGATTTGGTTGCACTATCAAATGCAGTCGCAAAACTTGTGATTGGAAATGACCACGGAGCAATCTTGTCAGAGGCAATTCCACAATCACGGGTTACCCCAACAATATGGGGTGGAACGGTGCTAGCTGGTCCTATCGCATTCCATTCTATAGTCGATAGATTGTCGGCGTGTACCTCTAAGGAATTACTCATAGACTCATCTAAAAATATTTTATTGAGAGGTCCCGAAAAATCGGCGGGGTTCGGATCAGGCCATGCTCTTTTAAATAAGTGTCTAAATAATTTTGGATTTGACCCATCCTTTATCATATCTGAGGTAATATGGTATCTCTGGTCTTTCGTTAATGCAGCTACATCCGCCGGAGCAGTGCCATCACTCTTTAAACAATGAACCCATTCTATGGTATAACTTTTTCCGGGCCAAGTACATACAATACCCTCAGGACTTATATCCAGTTTATGTATTATAGGAGGCATAATATATATATATATATATATTATTGTAATTCTTCTTAATTTATATAACTTGAAAAATCATTAATGTGTATCGTTGGTAAAGCTGTATCCAATGGTTCTTGTGTTATAAACGTTGAGAAATAAGATTTTTTAATTTCCATTTCAGGCGTACGATTATGAACGGTTCTAGAAATCATTTTATATAGTTTAAAGTCAGGGTATCGTTCTTCACCATTTTGTTTCACTAAAATATTTCTTCCTTTATCGTCTTGACACCATTCTAGTATAATACGGTGTGTATTATCTGTATCTTTTACGCTAGTATAATCTATATCTTCGGATATAACATCAAACAAAGAACACCCTAGACGACATAAATCAAAACTAAAGTTCGGTTCTAGGATTGGTTTATGTTTGTTTAAATACGGTTCACAATTATATTGTGAAGCGGCATCTCCTTTTGGATGAAAACTATCACTACAAAGGATACGTCCACGAAAACGATAAATGGCTCTACCAAAATCAATGATTTTGTATATTTTCCCAAAGGTTGGAACTTTAAAGGTGGTGCCGTTCCATGTATATACAAGATAGGTATGATGTGTATGGGTATACATAATATTATTGGTATGTAAGTCATTGTGTGTAAGGTGAAAGGTTCGTTGATATACTAGTAAGGACATGACAATCTGACATAATATAGAACGCCATTCGTCTTCCCCTATGGAATTTTTGTTATGGATAAGGTAATCGTCTAACGTTTCTACACATTTTTCCATCGCAATCACATGTACAGGGAAATTATGTATAGTTGCAAGGATGTCCTCTTCCTCTTCCACAATGGTGGAATAACCGCTTGTGGAAGACGTGTCTGAGGTAGTCTCTTCTGTTTTAGAAGACATAGAAGAGCATTCACTATTGATTGTAGTTTCTTCGGTAGAAATCGTATCGTTTAAATATAATAATTCTAATTCGGTTTCAATCGGTTCGGTTATCTTTAAGGTGTCAATTGTATCATAAGGAATGTCTATATTTTCACCTATATCCAGAATAGGTTTATTACAACGGCTTCGTTTAGGCGATTGTTTCGTTATAGGAAGGTTGATATGAAATAACGTATCATTGTGTTGATTAAAAAAATCGGATTGTACTATATATTCTATATCATCTGAAATATCACATTCAAAGGTGTTCTTAATGGCAATAAATGACCCGTAAAATTCTAATCCATGAAAAAACCCATAATGATGTAAAAGTTGATTGGATAAATAATTGAACATACCGTCAATATAAGCAGAATTATTGGAATCACGACATTTTGCATGTTCTTCTAAAGATATATATTGGGGTAAACAACCTATGTCATATTCCTTATATCGTCCAACTATATATTTTAAAGGGTCTAACACTGGACTATATTTAAAATATACGTCCTGTTCTTCTTGTACCTTACCGGTTTGTATAGTGCAGTTAAATACATTGGTAGTAACTTTATGCTTTACTTCGTACAAGGAACGTTTATGGTTAAATGTAATTGTATTGTAATTATTAGAAGTCAATGAAAAAAACCGATTGTATATAGGTATATAATTTTGTGGATATTTAACTCCCATCACGTCTAGAACACTTTGAAATAAAACAGTATGAATTGGTTTTATATATGTAAATTCCATTAATCAGATATTATATAATTAATTACATATATAAACTAATTATCAATTCTTGCGGTGTATATAATTCTTTAATTTCTCAATCATTCACAATGTCGCGTGAACTAGAACTTAGTAAATTCAATATGAATTGTATTAGTTTTAAATCAGATGAAAATAAAGGTCCAGTGGTAGTATTGATTGGGCGTAGAGATACCGGTAAAAGTTATCTGGTAAGGGACTTATTGTATCACCATCAAGATATACCCATAGGAACGGTCATATCAGGAACAGAAGCTGGAAATGGATTTTATTGCCAACATATTCCTAAATTGTTTATTCATGATGAATATAATATATCCATCATTGAAAATATATTAAAACGGCAACGACAAGTTCTTAAACAGGTAAGAAAAGAACTTGAACAATACAAGCGAAGTACGATTGATTCTCGTGCGTTTGTTATATTAGACGACTGCTTATACGATGCATCGTGGACACGTGATAAAATGATGAGATTATTATTTATGAATGGACGTCACTGGAAAATAATGCTTATCATCACAATGCAATATCCATTAGGCATACCTCCCAACCTTAGAACCAATATAGATTATGTCTTCATATTACGCGAGCCTTATATAAAAAACCGTAGAATCATTCATGAAAATTATGCAGGAATGTTTCCAACGTTTGAAAGTTTTTCACAAATTATGGACCAATGTACTGAAAACTATGAATGTTTGGTGATAAACAATAATTCCAAGAGCAATCGTTTACAAGACCAAATATTTTGGTATAGAGCCGAACCGCATGGACCATTCAAACTGGGTTCAAATGAATTTTGGGAATTATCCAAAGGTATAGATAGTGATGATGAAAATATAGTAGCCTATGACCCGGCAACCGCCCGTAAAACAAAAGGTCCTCATATCAACGTTAAAAAAAACAAATGGAATTAAGTTACATGTTTAGTTGAGATATTTTCAGTTTCAAATAATTCATTGGTAGGGTCATCACGGGACGACACGAGATTGCCTTGTTCGTTCATCGTTTGTGTTAATTTATTACCACTTTCACTTGCCTTTTTCAAGTTGTCTTCAAATGCTTTTTGTTTGGTAGTACGCACGCGATTTTCAAAATGTTGTCTAGCTTTAAATTCATTTTTATGTTTTTCTTGCATGAGTTGGTTTAGTTCCTCTTCCAAATATTCTACTTTACCTGTTTTGTAGGACTCGGGATCAAATGGCATCCACAATCCAACCGGTCCAACAAACACATCATGCGATGGGTCACTCTCGCGTAAACTTTTAGCGTGTAATTCTGCTTCACCTTGCGTAGGAAAAGACCCGCGTATTTTGATTCCGCGTGTATTGGTTTGAAATTCAACGGATTCGTCATATAGACTTTGTAATCTATCTTCATGTTTATCCATGAACGTTTTATATTCATCCGATAATGTAGTTGCAAATAATGCATCTTTTTCGGTTGAAACAAATTCTTCTAAATCTTTCATCATATCTTCAAATGAACATTTATACTTATACGATAAAAATTTAATAAATTGTGTAAACTTATCCATGGACTTGGATAATTCCCATTGTTTAATAAACTCGTTGAAAAAAAATTGACGTTTATCTTCTATTATATTTTCAGGGGATATAAATGAGACACATGCAAATTTTTGTCCGGCCAATGCACGGTCTTCTTGTAATAAATCAATATAATCTGGATTAGGAGAACCGTTTACGAGACGACTATTCGGACGTTTAGATGACGACATACATTGGATAATTAAGAAATCTTTAAGTCTTAATTTCATACAAATTTTTTTCTGTTACTACTCTATAATGAATATTTCGGGCGTAGATTTTAATGAATTACTTAAGCGTGCAATTAAATATTTAGTGGAAGGTCTAATGGTAGCCATTGCCGCATTTGCGATTCCTAAAAAAAGTATTAACTTAGATGAAATTGCACTCATTGCATTGACTGCCGCTGCTACATTCAGCATTTTGGATACCTATATTCCTAGTATGGGCATAAATGCAAGAAGTGGGGCAGGATTTGGTATAGGCGCAAATCTTGTAGGTTTCCCGAGATAATTTATATAGTCGGTATAAATTCCCAATCTAATTCATTGCATATTTTTTTCCATATTTCATCTTGTTCGATCCGCTTATATCTATCTTTTAGCATTGGAAAAAAAGGTAAAAAGTCTGTTTCATCTAGTAATTCGCACAGTTTATATATGGTATAGTAATAATTTAAGAAATTTACTCGTACATCTGGACAAAATCTAGCATAAGGTCTTTGTATTTCCATAAATAAACTACACAAGCGTTGTTCTAATTCAGGTTGCATTATAGGAGGTTTAATTCCTAATTTATCTTTTATATAGGGTATATGTTCGTAATATTTATTATATCCTAATTTCTTTAATATGGTTTTAGCACGATGATTAGTCAATTGTAAAAGAACGATACGCTCTTTTTTCATTTGTTGTTCAATGTCTTCTATCACTTTAGATGGTATTTGGGTAGTCTCCTTTGCTTGAAATTGTGCAAGAATTTCTCTAAAATGATTTATACGCTTATAAGCATAAAAACATATTTCTTTATGCGGTTCCTTGTAACTACAACGTTCGTTATCAATTAGATATTGTACGCTAACAAAACACACGTTACATACACATATTCCTTCATGTTCAATGAATATAAGTTCACCTTTATTACAATGATTACAAATGTCTGTTTGATTTATAAACTTGTTAATATCTAGGAATGCATCATCCACATTTGCAAGATATTTTTGTGCATTGGGTAATATATCATTTTGTACTATAGAAGGAGGGCCCTTTATATTAAAGAATGTATTCAACGTTTTAGATGAAACGTTACAATTACCTTCAGATTCAATCTTTTTATTTTCATAATAATCAAATATATATTTTGAATTATCAAGGTAGTATTTTGATTTATAGTGACGCAATTTTTTTATTTTAGAGGAAATAAAATATATTTTGTCTTGTATTTCAGTTTTTAGTTCAATATGGTCTGTATGTTTTAATTCGGTTTTTAACTTATATTTTTCAGAATGTAAGTTAGGCAAAACAATATCTTCCTCGTATTTGATTTTCTCTAAAATGGACTTATGCTTTATATCTAAGGTTGTATTATATTTAACCGGGACTTGTATCATTTTAGTTGGTTTGATTTTAAAAGACATTAATCTAATATTGATATAGTTTTTAATACAATATTAGATTAAACGTTAATTATTATAAATTATTGTTTCATATATATTACAATGGAGGATAATACAATACAATTAATAAGACATATTACACAAGACATAGACTTTAACACATTACAAAGGATGAAGTTTATATATAGTGCACTACAAGACGGTTGGTCCGTAAAAAAGATTGCATGCAAATATATTTTTACAAAAAAACATGAAAATGACAATAAAATAATGGAAGAAGACTATATTAAGTCATTTATAACTCAACATACGTCTATTTGAAAGAATAAGGTATAATTCTGTATTTTTTTTTCTTTTGTAATAATATAGAATGGGTGGAGGATTGATGCAATTAGTAGCCTATGGTGCGCAAGATGTATATCTTACTGGAAATCCACAAATTACATTTTGGAAAGTAACGTATCGTCGTCATACTAATTTTGCGATGGAATCTATAGAACAAACATTCAACGGTCAAGCCGATTTCGGAAGACGTGTAACTTGCACCCTTGCAAGAAACGGTGACCTTGCTTATAGAACATACCTTCAAGTAACTTTACCTGAAATCAATTCAACCCTAGCACCTTTTGCGAGATGGTTAGATTTTCCAGGCGAGCAACTCATTGCACAGGTGGAAGTTGAAATTGGTGGTCAGCGAATTGACCGTCAATATGGTGACTGGATGCATATTTGGAACCAATTAACACTATCCAAGGAGCAACAAGACGGTTACTATAAGATGATTGGTAACACCACGGCCCTCACTTATATTACTGACCCCAGTTTTGCAGACGTGGATGGTCCGTGTGATTCCAGCGCACCCCGACAAGTATGTACACCTAGAAACGCTTTGCCTGAGACCACTTTGTACGTTCCATTCCAATTTTGGTACTGCCGAAATCCAGGATTAGCGCTTCCACTCATTGCTCTTCAATACCATGAAGTTCGTATTAACCTTGATATTCGTCCCATTGATGAATGTCTATGGGCGGTATCTACACTCACATGTGAGGCAGGGTCGTCTACCAATGTAAAATCTAGTCTTGCTTACGCTCAATCCCTCGTAGCCGCCTCGTTATATGTAGATTATGTGTTTTTAGACACGGATGAACGTAGACGTATGGCACAAAATCCGCACGAGTACCTCATTGAACAACTACAATTTACAGGAGATGAATCGGTTGGTTCGTCTTCGAATAAAATTAAGCTTAACTTTAACCACCCTTGTAAGGAACTCATTTGGGTGGTTCAACCGGATGCAAATGTAGATTACTGTGCCTCTCTTGACTGTAATTCAGTGTTGTACAAAACGCTTGGAGCACAACCCTTCAATTATACAGATGCCGTGGATGCTCTTCCAAACGCCATTCATGCCTTTGCAGGTCCAGAATCCATCGGTACCAACTCGGAAGACTTTATTACCGCGTCTGGATTGTTTCACGACGCGGGTGCAGGAGACTCGACCGGTGCTGATTATTGGAGTACAAATCTGGCACTCTCCTCCACGGGCAGTGACTTGTATAATACGGCAGGAGGTCAGTATGGTTTTGGTAATGATCAACAGGTCAACTCATCGGTTTCCGATGCGGGTTCGTTTGTACTCAGCGAAACAGCTCTTACAATGCATTGCTGGGGTGAAAATCCAGTGGTCACTGCCAAACTTCAATTGAACGGACAAGACCGTTTTTCGGAACGCGAGGGCACTTATTTTGACCTTGTACAACCGTTCCAACACCACACCCGTAGCCCAGATACAGGTATCAACGTGTATTCGTTCGCGTTGCGTCCAGAAGAACACCAACCGTCTGGAAGCTGTAACTTTTCACGTATAGACAATGCTACCCTTCAACTTGTCTTATCGAATGCTACTGTAGAAGGTACCAGCACTGCCAAGGTGCGTGTATATGCTGTAAATTATAACGTTCTGCGTGTAATGTCTGGTATGGGTGGTCTAGCCTATTCCAATTAATCCTTTAATGTATATGATGAAACCATTCTATAAAATATACACGATTCGTCCATACGGTATCTATGATATCGTCATCAAATACATCAAACATTTCTTTGAATAATTCCGTTTCATCTGGATTTTCCATTTGAAACCTCTGTAAAGAATATATTGTATGTTTAATCCATGGTTTTTTATAATCATGGATTGTATTGTATCGTGCTATACATGCGAGACCAATACACTTTTTAAACAACATTTTATACTTACCAATGATATAATAATATGATTCATTTTTATATCATTCTATTAATATGAATACTACGCGTCGTAAAGTGAAACTATATTCATCCAAAAGAGATGTAAAATCACTTATATCGTCTATTACAATCTTTGATGATTGTAAAACTATACCATTGGAATACAACGGTCTATTCCGTTCATAAAGTAACGGATGAACTGTACGATGTGTTGAATGATAAGATGGATTCTTTTATAGAAGTATTGCTTGGAAAACATAATATACATAAAACAACCCTATTAGACATTCATACCTTACATTTGAAAACGTTTAAACATCCAAATGCATTTATAAAATGGTTAGAACAATTCAAAACCTACTTAATCAATGTAAATGAACTATTTAATTCAGAAGAAAACAATGATTTGTTTAATATTCGGGATGAAATTTTAGCAGAATTGAATAAAATTACATATTTGTTATCTTTTAAATAATATCCTAATAAAGTATGACTTCTACCAGAAATAAAAATACGATTCAGGATTATCGTATTGAATGTAAAGCGTATTCTGACTCTAGGCAATGGATACAATATCCCTATTCCACGTATGGACGAGCCTATGATGTATCTATACCCTCTTTAGGTATAACCCCAAGCAGAATGCCTTGGAATACTCTTTCAAACAATCCAGTCGATATTGAAAGTAGTTTATTAGGTATAAATTCTACAAATTTAGTAGACCCTCAACCCGAGGTTGTCCCTGAATTAAAGCATATTCCAATGAAATCTTATTTTGAGACGATCCCTTTGATTTTACCTGAACCCTTTATGACGTCTTCTATACAACGTCCATTCCCCATTCCTAAATAGATGTTTATAAATACTTAAACTACATTTCCATTCTCTCCAATAAGTTTATTCACGTCGTATGTATTGAATGAATACGTAAATAGTTACTGATTTTGGTATTCTATCATTACACCTTTTCCTAAAGAATAAGCGGTATATTTAATTTAAAACATATTTCCTTAGTATAGTATGGATACACAAACTACAAAAAGCAAAGTATCTCATGAAAAGTTAATTTCATTCAAAAAAATAATTCGTGAAATGGTAAATGATTTACTTATTACTTTTCCTGAACTAAAACAAACACTCCATGTAGATTTACAATTACTTTGTCAAACCCCCGAGGATGATTCTAGCGATGATGCGGCAAATCGCGTGTTAACCTATTGTATGGGGGTATTACCAGAACGTTTCATAAATATTATATATATGAATGATTCCATGTTTGAAAATATAGAGTATGACCTTAATTTTCTACCTGGTATTAATTATCGTGTATTATGGAAAGAACATTTAACAGAGACAACCCGTAAAAACATTTGGAGATATCTTCAACTCTTATTGTTTTCACTGATATCTGACATTACGGATAAAAATATGTTTGGGGACACGTCAAACTTGTTTACAGATAACGGTGATGTAGAACAATTCAAACAAAAATTAGAAGAAACCATGCATAATATGAAAGAAATGTTTGAAGGAATGGAACATACGCCGAACCCAGATGTGTCTGCAGAAAATGTATTTGAACACATGAATGAGATGATGAATGGAAAATTAGGAACAATCGCAAAGGAATTAGCAGAAGAGACCGTATCCAAATTAAACATTGATGTAAATGATTCAAAAGGTGTTACAGAGGCAATGTCAAAAATGATGGGTAGTCCATCCGCTATGATGGAGATGGTTAAAAATGTAGGATCAAAACTGGATGATAAAATTAAATCTGGAGATATTAAAGAAAGTGAATTATTAGAAGAGGCATTAAGCATGATGCAGAAGATGAAAGACATTCCTGGTATGAAAGACATTCAAGATAAGTTAAATAAGATGGGAGTTGGTTCTAATAAGGTCAATCATTCTGCAATGAAATCTCAAATGGAACGTAATATTAAGAAAGCCAAGTATAAAGAGTATTTGCGAACACGTGCAAACCATAAAGTACAAACACCAAATGAAATGTCTGCTGAGGAATTATTACAAGCCACAAAAAAATCAGACGATATTTGCACGGAACTACTTAAAGAACCAGAGAACAAAATATTCACGTGTGGTCCAAAAGCGGAACGTAGTTCCAATAAAAAAAAAGGTAAAGGTAAAAATAAATAATTAAAATGGTATATATTGTTATATGCAAACGGAATTGTGGATCAACCAACCAATGGTATTGTTTCGTTCAAATAAAATACAAGAATTATGGCCTACCAAAACTATGAAGATGAACGAAAAAATTAACGCATTGACGAGACTGATTATAGTATTGTCTATATTAGGATATTTAATAACACAAAATATATCCGTATTCATTACCGGCGTGGTGTTAATCGGTATCCTAATTGTATTGAATTACATTTATAATAAACGAAATAAACTATCCGGACCCATGGAAGGGTTTAATGGGTCTAATAAATTAATCCATTATAGTTCTCCTTCAAAAACAAACCCAATGATGAATGTATTGTTACCTGAAATACAAGATGACCCAAAACGTCCTCCTGCTGCACCCTCTTACCGGGCAGAAACGAATACAACTATAAATAAAAGTACACAGAATATGGTTGTAGATACATTTGATAATCCAGAGGGTATTGAAGACCGTTTATTCAAGGATTTAGGAGATAGTTTTGGATTTGACCGTTCCATGATACAGTTTAACTCCAACCCGAGTACTACCATACCCAACGACCAACAATCTTTTGCTGAATTTTGTTATGGAGATATGATTTCGTGTAAAGAAGGAACGTCCGCAGCATGTAATCAAACCATGGCGCCTAGATGGACCAATCACTAAAGTTTATTTGGCGATGGATTTTTCTTCTATTCGTTTCAATAAATCAGAATTATAAATCAAATTACCCGTCGGTTTATAGGTAAGAATGTCTTTGAACCCAGGTTTAGAAGATAATGAAACCGATTTAGATTTAGTCATCATCAGTGTATTTGGGTCCGTAACGGGTTCTTGAGTTCCATGTTCGTTTGTAACTGTTTTGGGGTTTCCCCAACCGTCAATTTGTATTCCAGTTTGTTTACGTATTTCTTCACGAACATAACTAGGCGTCCAATTTTTCCACGATATAAATAATAAGTTTGGGTGTATGTATTTAATTACAAACCCGTTCTCCCTTAATTTATCAATGATATAAGCTATACAAGAATGATTATCGTATTTAGGCAATCCTATGATAATTTCTGGAATGACATACCAACAATGTTGTATGTTTGGATTGATTCTAGAATTATAACGAATCCTTGTATGTATTCTTTGAAGAATACGATTAAATACATTCAACGTATTCAAATCATGTTTTTGTTTACGTTCATACAATTCATCCAAATTAATTTTATTATCACAAATACCGTCTTTTAATGTAAATATAGTATCCATATTTACATTTCCATAGAAAAGTATTAAATATATATAACGTAACCTTTATAATGAAGATAAAATGTTTGGTTATATCCGGAGGAGGTCCTACAGGATTGCTATCTTATGGTGCCATTAAATCTACTCATATCCGTAAAGTATGGACGTTAGAAGAACTTACCTCTATTTACGCATCGTCTATAGGCGCATTCATTGCGTGTATCGTTGCATTAGGATACGATTGGGATACCATAGATAAATATCTTATTGAACGTCCATGGTCCAATTCCTTTGACTCTATACAAACCGATATACTTGACATGTTCCATCAAAAAGGTATGGACGGTGAAAGTGTGTTCCGCATATGTATTGAACCTTTATTGAAAGCAAAAGATATTCCTATAGAGGTTACAATGGAAGAGTTTTACAATAAAACACATATAGAATTGGTGTTTACGGTTACGGAATTGAATAGTACTACCGGACTAGCTACATATTTGATTTCATATAAAACCTATCCAACCATGTCTTTGATTCAGGCAATTGCTTCCACTACGGCGTATCCCATTCTATTTAAACCTATATTTTACGAAGATAAATGTTTTATGGACGGAGGACTGCTTCATAATTTACCAATAAATGTATGCTTAGAACATTCTGGGTTCAATCTAGACGAAGTCCTAGTATTTGGAACAATCAAAACGTCTCGGATACAAACGATAGAGGTTACATCTTCGTTCCTAGATTATTTTAGAATATTAATGAATAAATGTCATAAAAATTTAGATACTAGCACAGAACAAACCGTTGTGCCGTTTACAATTTTATCTTATGCCGATGATATAAAAGATATAACCATGTGGTACGATGTCTTATGCAATCCTGTATTACGTAGAGAATTAGTTAAAAGAGGCGAACACGATGCAAACGAGTTTATGAACTCAAGGACTGGTTTAGAAACTGATTTAAAGTGTTGATATCCGGTTTTGCATCATATTCTACAATGGTATCGTTATAATTTAATTTGATAGTTGGATAACCGGTTACTTTAAATTTATCTGCGGTAGATTTGTCTTTATCACAATCTACCTCAATAAAATTAATAATTACTCCAGAACTGTGTCCATTGGTCGTAATGTCTTCTTTAAACTTACTCCAAATCGGTTTGGCACTTTTACAATGAGGACACCATGTTGTATAAAAGAAATAAAGGTCTGCGTTGCCCTTTGTATCCGACGAAGAGGTTGTTGTATATTCTTTATTTGCAACATAGGTTGCATTGATTCTAGGTTTAACATAACTGTTATATACCCATATTGCTATACCTATGAATAATAATGACAATCCTAACATTACGATTATATTTTTATTGGACATTGCTTTTTTCAAGGTTTCTTGTAACGTCATTATAGTATATATATTATATTATTTGTAATCTCTTAACGAATATAAAGAATACAATATATATGTAGTGAATGATTGTGCGTAATAAGCAAGGAATGTTATTCTTGGTTGAACGTCGTGATTATACTACGGATATAGAGTATTATAATCGTATACGTTATATATTGTTTGGGACTATACCTAAACAACCCCATGTATCCAACGTATTATTATCTACCATTCATAAATCTCCATTATAAGTTTCTAAATCTATTATAATGTACGTACAAAAACGTAAACATACAAGACGTGTATACAAACAGAGAGATTATTATAGCGGGGATGGTATGCTAACTGCAGTCTGGGGACCGGCCATGTGGCACTATTTACATACAATGAGTTTTAATTATCCGGTGGAACCAACCCAAAAAGATAAAAAACATTACAAGGACTTTATACTTAATCTACAATATGTTTTACCGTGTAGGCTTTGTCGTGAGAATTTATCTTTACAATTCAAGCAATATCCTTTATTAGATTCTCACATGTCTTCTAGGGATACCTTTTCCAAATATATATACCTATTGCATGAACGAATCAATAAGCGATTACACAAAAGGTCTGGATTGTTGTATTCCGATGTACGGGATTTATACGAACATTTTAGGGCACGATGTACTATAAAACTACCTAAACACACCCTAAAACGTAAGAAAGAAAAGGGTTGTACCGACCCAGTATATGGTAAAAAGTCAAAATGTATAATAAAGATTGTACCACAAGAAGATAAATGTAAAACAATGCAAGTAGATAGTCGTTGTATCAAACACAGGTGAATTACATTCCAAAGGAACTAAAATCTGTTAAAATAGGCATTGGTAAATAAGAAGAATCACTAGAACGGTAATTGGGTACCTTTTTGCAGTCAAATGCGGGTTCAGGACATCTTGCACACGGCGGGCATGGTTGAGGGGCTTGATTGCTTGGACAGGAAGATACGGTTGGACAAGCAGGGCATACCGGTGGCACAATTTGTGACTTCAAAATATACATATTCTCATCCATCGGTTGTGCGTTAGTGCTAGCATACGGTTGTACCGGAGACGGTTGTACCGGAGACGGTTGTACCGGAGTGCTTGAAGTGGATGGTGCGTTCATTTGAGTTGAACCAGATGTATATACAGTATCGCCGGCAGGACCAATATAACTTCCTGTATTGTATTGAACGTTGCGTGTCTTTTTCTGATTACCGGACATTCCTTCCTGAAGGTTGCCATTCCATAAGGACATGTAGGGTTGTAATGAAGAATAGGTTTCTGTATAACTGGGTGAATTCATTACACCGTTCCCAGATAAATACACTGTATCTCCGTCGGGGGCCTTATAATTGTTTTCAACATTGCTCGTTTTACTTATACTAGAAGTCATTCCAGAACGAATAGGAACAATGAGTGGATACAAAGTAATTAAAAGCACCAATAAAAGAATAAAGACGAATATATAAAACAACATATTGTCTTGCTTTAAAGAAATAGGTTTTATCATTCTATATATAAATATTTTATTTGATTGAAACCGAAATAAAATATTCAAAAGAAGGGTACTACTGTATGTCAGTGTATATATTCTATACGTCCGTCTTTGCAATAAATTACTATAATTTTCAATTACCAATACAATGAATATCTCAACCTTAATTAAATAGTGTGAATGACGTGTTTTATAAGTTGTATGTTTTCAGCGGCATGTATCCTTGGAATGATATACTTTTATAATTTTACCCACACAAGTAGAATTGTAAAAGAGTTTAAAGGGTCGTTATCTCATGATTTAAATCTACGATATGATAAGATAACAAAGGAACGAAGGAGTATAAGCTACAAAGGATATACGTTAGGGTTCATTCTCTCCATTGTAATCCTATTGTATAATAGAACTTATAAAATGAAACCTATTCCACTTGTATGTACTGTAGTGAGTATATCCTTTATTACCAATTATTTATACTATACTTTCACCCAAGTCCGATTGGTTGTTGAATCATATGACACACCCCAATGAAATTAAATCGTGGCTTGTAATGTATAAAGAAATGCAGTTTAATTATCATATGGGGTTTCTTCTAGGTATATTGGGGGTTGGAATATTTGCGTTTGCGTTTAGATGCTAGTACTATTGACCTTGTGATAACTTGGCGGAATGGTATAAATCACATAATTTACACAAGTTTTGTAAATACTTGATTACTTTCATTTGTTCGTGCTCGTTCATATTGGAAATGGGTTCTTTAATGGAATTTATTTTATCTAATACTTCCTTTGTAAATCCAACATGAGGATTGGTTAAATATACTGTATAATCTTTTTCTATAAAATAGTTTATATTATTTTCCTTAATTTGTGACCCATGCGGAAGATGTACATGTTTGTAAAATACTTTGATTATAATGGTTGGATTTGCTTTTCGTAGCTTACATAATGCATTGGATGCAGTTTCTATTTGAATATCATCTGGGAATACATTGACTATATCCTTTACAAATTCTTCAAAATGATTATTAAATGCATTAAGATAATTTGTCATATAATTAAACTAACCATATATATTTAAACTATTATAAACGAATATTATTTGATTGCATTCGCTCGTTGTTGTTGTAATTTATCTAATGAAACGTCTCCTATGGTGTCGGCGCTATATGTATCTGGTGGTGTTTCTATTTTGTCTGCATGAATTATATTTGCATAATGATGGGATTGGCGCATACCACCTTCCCCTTTTGCTAACAATTCATCGGGGGTTTGGTCTAAAAAACTATAATGGTCTGAAGCAACCCCATAACGTCCTAGACCCAAAGCAAATGCGGATGGCTCTCCTTGTTGTGATACGGATTGTTGTTTCATCGCTTCTGCTGGTGGTTGAATATGTTTTAGGATTTCATCCCCAAATAATACATGGTAACCGCGGTTGATTAACAATAATGCCGGCACTTTAGTTATGGTAGGTGGTAACAAGACCTCTTCGCCGTTTGCGAGTTTGATATAGGTCATTCCGTTGTTTTTTTTTTCACGATTATCTATACATAAAAAATGAATGTCTGATTTGACCGTTGTAGTTTTGGATAGAAATGAAAGGATATGTTTGCAATTATTACAATAATTACTATAATACAATATTGTGCTCATTAAACTATGATAGTATAATGCTATAATTCATTTTAACTTATTATAGAAAATTGAGATATAAACATCTCTTTATCTATTATACTATCCAATATGAAACCATTCGTGAATCGTATGTCCGAAGAGAACGGAGAACTCAACTTTACTTTATCTGGGGTCAATGTAAGCATTGCAAATTCTATTCGTAGAATTATACTTTCTGAAATACCGTGCGTTGTATTTAGAACGACTCCTTATTCTGAAAATAAGGTATTTATTCAAACCAATACAACACGTATGAACAATGAATTAATCAAACAACGTATGAGTTGTATTCCAATTTATATCACAGATACCTCCATACCGATGGAACAGTATAAAGTGATGCTAGATAAACAAAATGAAGGAGATACTATATTACATGTCACAACCGAAGACTTTACTATTATGGATACAACCACGGATACTGCGTTACCCCAATCTATGGTAAAGAGCATGTTCCCGCCAGATAGTTTGACCGGAGATTATATTGATATTGTCCGTCTCCGTCCTAGATTATCCGAAACGATTGAAGGAGAACATATTGTTTTATCGGCTTCCTTTGAGATTGGTATGGCAAAAGAAAACGGGTCATTTAATGTCGTATCTACATGTAGTTACGGAAATACCGTAGATGCGGATATGGTGAATGTTCATTTATCCAAATATGTAAATGATCTTAAAGCGGAACCGTTAAGTGAGGATACGCTTGAGTTTAAAAAAAAGGATTGGTTGTTACTGAATTCAGAACTCTATTCTATCCCTGATTCCTTTGACTTTACAATTGAAACGGTCGGTCCATTTGAAAATAAACAAATCATCCTAAAATGTATTCATGTGATGATGGATAAAATCAATAAGTTTAAATCTGCAGTTCAAACCGAAGACATCATTCATACAACCGTGACATCGTTAGACCATGGGTTTGATATTCAACTCATTGGTGAAGATTATACCTTAGGAAAAGCGTTAGAATATCTATTGTTCGCACGTCATTATGATAGACATTCTCCTACCTCGGACAAATCCCTTAACTTTTGCGGATTTAGAAAACCCCACCCTCATTTGGATGAAAGTATCATACGTCTAGGATTTGTAGCACCTACGGATAAAAATAGTGTCATTCAAATCTTGACAGAAACTTGTAAGGCGCTTGAAGCTATATACGTGGACATTGCAACTTTCTTTACAGAATAGTTCTCATATAAATGTGTTAATTGCAGATGAATATGTATGAACTGAATCCTATACTATCATAGTATAGTTTATTTTCCTATATTTTAAAGGTATCACCTCTAGCACCAGTAGCACCCGCCCTACATGTTGTAGTACAAGGATCACATTGATTGTAATATTCAGACAATATAGAATTTGATGAATTAACCGAGGTTAGACATGTTTTATGAATGGATTTCATATTAAAACGATTATAACATAATATTAAAAATCTGCCTTCATTTCAAACATATCTATTTGACGCGTTGTATTTGTCATTGCATATTCACCTACCCTCTTCTCAAAAAAATTTGTTTTTCCTTCAATTGAAATCATCTCCATAAAATCAAACGGATTTGCAGTTCCGTAAATGATATCACATCCCAATTGAACCGATAAACGGTCTGCTACAAATTCAATATATTGTTTCATCATTTGAGTATTCATAGACACTAATTTACAGGGTAATGCCTCGCAAATAAACTCTTGTTCAATACTTACAGATTCTTGAATTATGCTACGAATGATAGATTTAGACGGTTTATCCTGCAACATATGAAATAACAATACTGCAAATTCGGTATGTAATGCCTCGTCGCGACTTATCAATTCATTACTAAAGGTTAGTCCTGGCATAAGTCCTCGTTTTTTTAACCAATAAATACTGCAAAAGGAACCACTAAAAAATATACCTTCTATACAGGCAAATGCAATTAACCGAATACCAAATGAGGTTGTATTGTCTTGAATCCATTTTAAGGCCCAATCCGATTTTTTTTTAATACAAGGATAATTGCAAACGGCTTTAAATAAATTATCTTTTTCAGCATTGTCTTTTACATACGTATCAATCAACAATGAATACATCTCACTGTGTATGTTTTCCATTGCAATTTGAAATCCGTAGAACGCACGTGCCTCGCTTATCTGCACTTCGGTCATGAACCTCAATCCAAGATTTTCCAAGACTATACCATCGCTCGCCGCAAAAAAAGCTAATATGTGTTTGATAAAATAACGTTCATCGTCCGTTAATGCATTCCAATCTAGGATATCCTTAGATAAATCCACTTCTTCTGTACGCCAAAAACAATCTACTTGTCGCTTATACATGTCCCAAATGGACGAATATTGTATAGGAAACATTACATATCTATCCATGGATTCATTTAGCAATGGATCCATTTGCATTATACTATTATAATACATAAGTTTTATACCATTATAATAGAAGGTTACTGTATGGAAATTGCAAAGAGGGACCTTGTGTTGTTGTCCTTGCATAAGATATTGGATGATAAACGACGGTTTTTAAGGTTAAAAACGAACGATATACAAAAATCCAGTCAAGACAATACATTCTTATTAGAAGTCGCCCAAGATTATTCCAAATATCATACATACATTAAACAACAAAAAATAGAACAAACCGAGGCACTTCAATTACTTTCAGACTATATCTCTAAAACCACGAATACACTCCAACAAACGGAAGAAGTTTTAGCACAAAGTAGAAAACAACAGGAACACATCTCTCACTATATTCATCGCATGCGTCAAGAAATAGATGCTATGATATAATAATATCTACACTATATTATATGACTACTAGAGATAATATATTGGAAAGAATAAGAGGGTTAGGTAGTTTAAATGGCAGGAACGACGATATATTACAACAATTAACAGCGTTGAAAACAGAGAATGTAAACATGATTCAGGCTATGGTTTCCGCTACCGCCTTATTGGGAACACTTATAGGGAATCGTGAACAATTAGATGCAATCATAGCGTCTGTCGATACTTCGTATGGAGTTATGAATGATAACGTTGGACAAATACTAGACTTATTACAGGGTGCGCCTACAACCGCCGAATTGATCAGAGCACGTACTGCTTTGGAAGAAGCAATCGCGAATGCGAATCGTCCTGACAACGGATCTCAGGGTAATGGACCTCCTTCACAGATTCCCCCGAATACATCTAGACCTAGACCACCTGGGGGATCGCTTGGACAAAATGCATTCTCTGGCGGCTATTCTTATAAACCATATAACTCTAAACGACCAGGATCATATAAAGCGTCCATGAAGAAAAGCAAAAAAAAATATTCAAAACGAAAGAAACCAATGACTAAATAAGTTTAGGATTGAATACGACTGTTACGCCACCGTCGCTGTAATTGTTTGATACAATTTGTTTTTATAATGCCGACACACTCTCCTCCAGGCAATTCCAATGTCTCTACTATATCCAATTTACAATAATTTGGATGGTTTACAATATTTGAATAATTACGAATATACCTATGTTGTTTCAATACCTCTGGATAGTTGTCATACGCATTACGCATGACATCTAACATACACGTCCATTCATCGTTCATAAATTCTTCCTTTGTAAAGGTATAGGTTACTAACCATTGGGTTTCAATTCCGTCACTACTGAGTGTATTTATACCGTGTATATGGTCGTTGAACAGTTCGCACATTGCAACCGAATATTTACTCATGGTTCCTTTTTTTTATAACTCTATCATGGTTCATTTCATTTCAATTTTATCTAATATTAATATATGGGATTGAATATAAAATCGTTACTCACGAATAAGAACGTATTAAGATTAATTTCGGTATTAGCCTTGGTGAATTTAATGGGGTATGTTATGGTAAAAAATATGAATGCCGTTACATTGTTTGCCGCAGTAGGGTTATTAATGACCTACTTTAATAAAAATATGATTATCGTATTGCTTACAACCATGATAGCCACAAACCTATATGTTGTTTTTATGAAAAACTACACGGAAGGATTTGGAGGTAAGGGAGCATCTAGAAAAAATACACGTAAAATGCGTGATAATCGTGTAATGCCTGCATCTGAAAGTTTAGACCAAGAAATGAGTACTGGAACAGGAGGTTTAGATACGGGGGCTACCATAGATAAGACTTACGAAAATTTAGAAAATATTCTTGGAAGCAAAACGATACAGCATATGGGTAAAGATACTCAAAAACTCGTCAAGCGACAACAAAAATTACAAGAACAAATTACCAATCTACAACCCGCTTTAAGTAAGAGTATGGATCTTCTCAATCAAATGGGAGGTCCTAATGGTATAGAAGGTATGATATCCAATGTCAATAATATGTTAACCAAATTTAGCGGTGTAACAAACAGTATATTACCCAAATCCTAATGTATTGAATTATTGTACCGTTATAATATATGAATAAAAAGTGTCCGCCCGGAGTTATATGTATAGAAAATATAACCTTATGTATTTCAATCCTTTTATGTATATTTGTGATATGGTTTATAAAAAAAAATCCTCCAACCACGTTCGTACAAACGTATGATGTAACGAGTGATACCTATATACGTCCATCTGCAACGGTTTCCAATCGTTCAAATGACGTTTTAATGAATCCCTATCAACCGCCGCTACGAGATAATCAAATCTATATAGCTACAAGTTCGGTGAATGCGGATTATAGACAGATTGGTATATTAACTAGAACGGGCAACGAATTGATATTACCACTCATGGGTAAACCGTTATTCGTGTCTAGGGATAAATGGAACTTTTATACAATGAAAGATTCCAACGCTATGATTAAGTTACCCATCTCTTATAAAGGGAAAAGTTGTACCAGCGAACATGGTTGTGATAATTTATACAACAATGATACTGTTTATGTAGAAGGATATAACGATACGTTTAAAGTAACCATTTATGATAATCAAAATATGAAATATATCCCATATTTATAAAGTATTGTTTCATTTTGAGAATCATTTGACAACCTGAATACACTCAACGCGATACTAAGTGTATTCAGGAGAAACCACAATAACCGATTAGACACTTATTTGATCGTGTCATCGTCTCAGTTTATGGCATAATACGCGTATAGTATACAAGCATATCGATTATACCCCATCGTTCACCCTGTCGCCCTATGGAGTAGCACCCAGGTTCGCTTGGGGGTCTAGGATGTATCTGTGGGAACTATATCGGACACTCCGTCGCCCGCGGAGGCCTGGTTCGCTGGGACGGGAGTAGAAGCATCTTGTACGGGGGATGCTCCGTCACCCGTGGGAGCGGCATCACCCGTGGGAGCGGCATCACCCGTGGGAGCGGCATCACCCGTGGGAGCGGCATCACCCGTGGGAGCGGCATCACCCGTGGGAGCGGCATCACCTGTGGGAGCGGCATCACCAGTGGGAGCGGCATCACCCGTGGGAGCGGCATCACCCGTGGGAGCGGCATCACCTGTGGGAGCGGCATCACCTGTGGGAGCGGCATCACCCGTGGGAGCGGCATCACCCGTGGGAGCGGCATCACCCGTGGGAGCGGCATCACCCGTGGGAGCGGCATCACCCGTGGGAGCGGCATCACCTGTGGGAGCGGCATCACCCGTGGAGGCCTGGTTCGCTTGGACGGGAGTAGCATCTTGTACGGGGGATGCTCCGTCGCCCGTGGGAGCGGCATCACCAGTGGAGGCCCGGTTCGCTGGGACGGGAGTAGCATCTTGTACGGGGGATGCTCCGTCGCCCGTGGGAGCGGTAACACCCGAGGGAGCGGTATCACCCTGATTCGCCTGAACATGAATGGTAGAGGGAGGTAAACTTTGAGAGAATGCTCCCAATGCAGTTTCTATATCCACGCCTGAGTTACCACTCACGTTAAAGTTTGCATTACGCGGTATAGTAATTTTTACGATAATCTGGGAACCGCCGTCTGCGAGTGAGGTCGTAATGGTTTGAACGTTTACTTCGGCCGGAGAGTTATTGTTTTGTGTTTCTGACGTTGAGGATGGGGCAATAGACGGCGTAGTTGCTTGAACTCCGTCTTGACTTCTTGTACCTGTAGTATTTCTTGTGGCGTCAGAAGCGTTGGATACATTGGTAGGACTTGTGCCATCCTCTCCGTCACCAGAGGGATTAACCTCGGTGTTCGATGGGACCTGATTGATAGAAGGAGTAGTTTCCGTGTTCGATTGGACAGGAATGCTAGAACCATTGGATCCATCACTACTAGGTCTTGTAGTGTCAGAACCATTGTTAAAATTATTTTCAGCATCTCTTTGCAATGCAACAGCACCTACAACGTCGGGTAGATCTATCCCAGATAGATCTATCTGAGAACTTCGGTCGTCCCTGCCTGAAGCATTGGAACCATCACTACTAGGTCTTGTAGTGTCAGAACCATTGTTAAAATTATTTTCAGCATCTGTTTGCATTGCAAAAGCACCTTTAACGTCGGATATATCTATCCCAGGTGTTAGACCGTCTGCAATTGGAGTAACCGGTGTGACAGGTGCTTCTCCTTGAACTACTCCACCTTTTAATGTTTTATACCGAAGGTTAAAATGTTTACGGTTACGTTTGCTTTTATAACGTAGTTTCGTTCCATTCTTTACATTTAATTTATGACTTTGATTTTTATTATTCAATATGTTATATATTCGTTTACGTGAAATCTTCATATATAATCATATAATATTATTCTATAGTATGGCGTGTCTAAATGCAACTTCTCCGGTGAATTTATCTAAAAATACAGCAGGCACTTGTAATTTAAAATGTGATTTTTCGCAACAATATACCGTTAGTAATGTGAATGCAGAAAACAAGGGGGAATATATTCGTTATACTCTATCTTCATTAACTCCTCAGGTTACTTTTAATAAAGAACAATATAATGTTAGTGAATTACGATTATATCAACCTTCTTTACATCGTTACGGAGGTGTTCAATGTGACGGTGAACTATTAATATCACATACTAATGTAAAACAAAATACTACTGTATGTATATGTATTCCAATCGTATCTGGCGGAAATACCATTAGTATTATAGATACACTCGTCGGACAAGTCATTGATCGTGCCAATTCCAATGGCGGTCAAACTGCCATTACTGTATCCAACTTTAATTTGGCAAATGTTGTACCCAATAAACCTTATTATAATTATACGGGAACCTTGCCTATTTTACCATGTATCGGTGATATACAATATATCGTATTTGATAAATCCAATGCTATATCGGTTACAAGTAAAACTATAACTGGATTAAAAAAAATCATTACAGCACACACTTACGGTGTTCATAAAAATCCAAATGGTATCTTTTACAATGAAAATGGACCAAGTAAAGGAACGTTAGACGATATATATATTGAATGTAATCCAACGGGTTCGGATGGAAAAACCTATGCATCCACGAAGGATGCATCCACTTCAACGTCATCCTCGTCCGCTTCATTGAATCAATGGCTTATTCCATTGGTTGGTGTCATACTATTTATTATATTAATATACGTGGCACCACCCATTGTAAATTCTATTGCAAAAAGTATGATAAAAACAACGCCTAAATTATAATCTTAATTTACAGTATGAGGTTGGATGCAGACACTCAAACGAGTAAACACAAGGTATGAGGATTATTTAGAAGGAACTTATAAATTATTAGTGGAGCAATCTAGACCGCGTCCTAACGGTGATTATAATTCTTTTAAGAATCAACATTTATGTTTATACGGTTATGATGATTTTATAGGCGCAAATAAACTAATTCCTATGAAAGAGTATATAGGATTTGGTGGAACGATAAATGTAGAACGACCCAATATGCCGATGTATTATTATATGACGGATTTTGTATATAGAAATAATATTATAACAGAACCGTATTGGGTACATTCTATAACACACCATTGCAGTGATCCAAATGGTTTCCTACATGCGGGAATAAGAGGGTATGTCGCAGCGGAAGATACAAATACATCTCTATCTATAGGAATACCTCCATCTGGGAACCCTAATGCGTGTTCGGCGACTCCATTGGAGGACGAGACGCGTACTATGCAAGGACTTCCTCAGGCTTCATACGTTAGTTCCGTTTCCGATGCTTATATTGATAAATTTTTATATTTTCCACGTCAATCCTATAAATTTGTAGTACTAACCCCGTCCAGAGCGTCCAACCTATATGATACAGAGATTGGTGAAATAGAACTGAATGAACCAGGAAGAGGAGAACCTTGGTTTGATTCAGAACAGGTATGTATTGTGTTTGATGAATGTTTTATATCGCCACCTTTGGAAAGTTACGAACCTACGTTTGATATTAGAGGTGTTGCAGATGAAATGTTGAAACGAGATCATGCATCCTTTTCCATGTTTGATGCAAAAAAAACGTGCGTGTCTAAACATCCATTTATACTTCTTACAATGGAAGGAAGTATTACATGCCTATTGCCAATACTATAGGCATCTAATCGTGTTCGGACTAAGTAAACGGTGGGGTAGGAATATGTGATGTAATGTATTTTTTTTTCCTTGGAAAATTGAAATACTTTTTCAATCACATTCTTAACCCATTGCAGTTTGTGTTTGGAGAAACAATATCACGATGTGGTCCACTTACGAAAACGAAAAGCGAAGGATGCTTGAGATTGGATTCCAAGTGCGCGTATACTACTATGGGTCCGTGACCGACTATGTTGTGATGGATGCGTTCCCACCGGGAGCACAACATATCGTTCATGGAGTTATGCCATTCCTCATGGGTCGTGAATTTGATTCGTTCTATGAGGCGGATTTATTGATCCAACAGACGCCGGGTTTATTGGAGAACATACCAAAGGATACGGTCAAACGTTTGTCTCCTGAAGTCAAAAAGCAGATTGAGCGTCGGACAATGACCCAAGAACAAGTGGATGTTATGGATTCATACACATTTTCCGAACTCAAGCGTATTGTCAAGGCGAATTACTATCCAGTTTATAAAATCAAAAACAAAAAAAGGAAGAAGTCATGGGTTCAACCTCTGTTGGACGTCAAAACATGGGGGATTCGGGTATTTTGTATGAAGATTGACTTACCAGATGACCTGTATGACCCAATCCGATCTTATCTCTAAAAAAAACAAATATCAACACAAATAACAAAATACTTTTTTTATTCGTTTTTATTCCAAGTCATTTCATGGACTACCTCCGTACGTGTCCTTAATTCTTATCTAAAATTATCATGGATTGGTTTAAACTCTCTCGGAACGTTTTAAGTTGATTGATATTCGCAATCGCTTTTAAAGAATCCGTTGAGATCGGGTCAGATGAAATGGTGACTGCATTGTTTACTACCTCCGATAAGATCGCTATACTAATGGCCTTTTCTAATTGTATAATGGTATCTTCATAATTGGCTCTATACTTACTAATCAACAAAGTGTCATTGAGTTTGTCCGTATTTGCACTTACAGTCGTTGCAATGGTGGAGGTGTCCATCGTAGATACAGTCATGGTTTCAATCACACGTGTTTGATACGAAGACATTTTAATTATAAATCTTATAAATAAATATGCAAGTACGATAAGTCCAGCATACTTAATACGACCATCCATTAAACTATACGTGTATAAAAATAATTAAGTATCTTTCATAAATTCAATGATATTGAGTATACAGGATTTAGACAATTTTCGTTCTTTACCGTCGCTTGTAATCGTATGAACATTGTATAAATCGTTAGGGTCTTCGCGAATTGTAGTCAAAAGATTAGAGATGGATTTATATTTCAACATAACTGCTTTTGCAGAAACTGTACTTACGAGCGGTATTTGAGATAACATTAATATACCAATATTATCGGGTGTAATATTATTTTTCTTAATGTTATGTTTCACATCCACATATGGAACCGTTTTACTATCTGGGTCATTATAATAAAAAGGTTCTTTTAATTTAGACAATTTATGCGTCGTTTGTAATATCCACAAAGCGGTTTCTTGTACGTCCATGGTTCTGTATATAGAAAATCCTTTCGTGTAACTCAAAGAGGTCATTGATGAAATTAAAATTTCTTTCGTAATGGGCCTACCAAACGAACGTGTTTGAAACTTACGTAAATCTCCTTCTATCAAATAAAAAATGGCGTGATTATGTAAAGGACATTGATTTAACCGATAACTTTGTTCGTTGTATCGTCCGTCACATATACTAGAAGCAAGGTCGTTGAGTGTTTTACGTTCTATCATGAGAATGTCTTTGCCTGTATCATCGCAAATGACAATATCCCCAATGGGTAAATTACATGTTTCAATCTTTACATTGCTTTGAATTAAAATTGCGTTTAAATCATGCTCGCGAAAATCTATTTTTATCAACATACTATTATTATACACATTATCTCTTTATACAATCTTAGTATATAATATATGAAATTTGACACAAAAAAACATTTTAAACGTGGACATAATAAAACCAAAAAAAAATATGCAATATAAACTATACCTTATAATATTCATAAAGCAACCATATTGAGTTTTGATCCATATACGTCTTGTATGACCTTAAAACAAATTTTCGGAAATGAAATTGGAGAGATTGAAAGTCTTCCAGACAAAGCGTTGTCTAAAAGAAATATTAAATGGATTAAATTTAAACACGGTTCAAGAGCAGAATTGCATTTTGTAGAACCTTATAATCTAAAACATATCAAATTATTAAAAACCATGGTAGAGGAAGAAGAACATCAATCTCCGTTAAACACTCAATTGTTTGAGAACCATATTGGTGTATATGTTCCAGATTTAACCAATATACTCCTAAATACATTAACTACACATGTTCCGTATATCATTACCATGAGAGATGACGGGATGTATCAATTATATATTGATATTCCACATGCATTGGATTATCTAGAAGTGGATAGTTTAACTCTAGACCTTGATACAGTGAAAAAGCAAGTTCCATCGTTCAAGGTTAGTAGTTTTGCTGAAAATAGTAGATACGTTTCAAACCTAGAAAAATCATATAAATGAAAATATTATAGAGACCCAACCATAATGGTTGACCCAGAATTATAACTATATATAAGGAAAGGGTTACTATAAAGGGGAGAGACACGCCTAAAGGAAAAATATGGAAAGTACAAGGAATCGTGGATAAAAAGGGTAACGCCAATATTGATTTTACACCAAAAGGAGGTCCGATTATACAAGCATTGATTACGTCAAATGAAATAAGGTTTGATGATGGAAATGTGTGGAAAAGGGATACAACGATAAAATCATTGTAGTATGAGATGGGTGTTCGTCGCATTGATGAGTGCAGGTATAATCGGTACATTTAATACATTTTTAGAAGGAAACGGTAAAGCATTTAAAACCGATTACCTTGCCAAATTAACGCATATGATGATGATGATTGTATTGTCTGGTATACTTGCATTGTTCGTTCTCGTATATCTATATCACGCAGAAAGAACATCTTTGAATAAATCAGTATCCTTTTTTACAAATGAAACATGGAAGATTGTTCTACCAAGTACGCTCATTCCCTTATACATGTTTTTAAATATCAAAGCTTTATCGGAAGGTGGAGGAATTGCAACGGTGATTATAAATCTAAATATTATAGTTACCTTGTTATCAGGTCATTTCTTATACAATGACAAGATAGATACTACATTGATAGCAACGGTAATATCAATCATAGTATTAACTGGGTTTGCATCCTATCATAGTTATCAATTAAATAATAATATTATCTGATTACACAACCGTATCAAACATGTTTATTCATTTCAGACATAAGTTTTATACCTTTTAACAATTCAAATGCCTATTTTTATAAAATTAATTGTTAATTTATTAACTATTATAAGAAATTAACATAATGAATAGAACTGATCCCATAAACACCGTTATATCTGTTTACAATTCAATAACAACACCTTTCATAATTAATGTATTTGAATACATACAATATTGGTATATTGTATGTATAGGATTGCAATACTATATCTATGTATGATACTATTGTCCACTTCTAGATATATCTATTGGTTGCCTACAATTCACGTATATCCATTCAATCGTTGGGAAGACAGATTGGTGGAAGCTAGAATGTTGAAAAGAACCAAATCCGATTATGATTTGTTTCAATATACAGATAGAAGCGTAAGTTCCATTTTTTCACATGTAGTACCACATACTATATCGGAATTAGATACAATTATACAACAACCACACGTTGTATATATGATATTGTTGTTTAAATATACGATTAATCGCGCAAGACCGTATCAAAGTAATCCGACTATTAGACCGTTATATTCTTCCACTGCAAATACACCTGCATATCCAGCAGGTCATGCATTGCAAGCCTATTATCTTGCACATATTCTTGGACTTAAATATCCAACGTTACAAACGACACTTGATACCATTGCAAGACGTTGCGATGATGTACGTGTAGCGGCCGGGTTGCATTATCCTAGCGACGGTGCATTTGCGCATTCTCTCGTAGATATGTTTTTAAAAGGTTTGTATATTTAAAACGCCGATTATTTAAGTTGCAAAGGTTTAATATATAATTTATTTATATGTATTTAATATCGTGATGTGGAGTATCATATATATTTATATCTAACTTTTTTAGATTATATTTTATAATATAACTATCCCATAAAGTATGTAAATTATGGAAGTCATAGTCATCCATTATTAATATAGTTCCTTCTTTAGATAACCTATAAGAATTTATAATATCACTTTCAGCAACTTTAGTTGAGTGTCCACCATCTATATGTATTAAATCATATTTATCACTAATATTTGGTAATGTTTTTGTGCTATCGCCAATTATTATTTTTAATCTTTCACCAAAGGTTTCTTTTAATTTTCATAACAAGGTATGGTATATTTATGTTTTCCCAAATCAAAACAAGTTATATTTATATTAGAATTTGATAAAAGCATTAATAATGTTGAAAATCCAGAATTAAACCCAATTTCCATAACATTTTTAATATTTGGATTCAATACTAAATTACATATATTTTTTGTTTTATTCAAAAAAGTATCAGTATATTCATTTGTATTATGTCTCATAAAAATATTTCCTTCTAATAATTCACCACAATTATGAATAATTGGCATTAAATTATCGTTTATGTAATTTTTTGCCTTAATTATATTATTATTTATAGTAAAATCCTTAATATTATTTAAAAATATTGTCATAGAAACTATTTTATGTTTATAAATACCAGGACCTCCTGGGAAATGATGTATAACTTTATCACTATGAATATTATTATCATTATTTACCACAAATGATTTTAAAATTTTATTATTATATAAATTATATTTGAATGCATTATATACTATATGGTTGGTCAAAACACCTGAGTTTATAAGGTCTTTCAATAATATCTTTATTTATTTCATTAAATAAGTTCTTTATTTTTCACAATTATTAAATAACAATATTCCACTTGTAAATGCAGAATTATCATTATAATTAGTTATTTCATCACCAAATAGTGTTTTTCCCCAGTGATCCGTATTATTGCATATATTACCTTCTTGTAGAACATATAAAATATCTTCTTGTAGAACATATAAAATATCTTCTTTACAAATATCAAATACTTTGATAATATTGTCCTTAATTAAAATATCGGTATCCAAATAAAGTATTTTATTATAATTTATTATAGAATGTAAATTAAATAAATCTAATCTTGACTTACATGCTTTATCAATATTATTATACGTATCATTTATTTCAAATTTTATTTTTTCATCATTAAATAAATGACTTTGTTTTATGATATTCATAAATGAAGTAGATGTATAAACTAATATATTTGTATTTTCATCTAAATTTCCGTAAATAAATACTTTCTAAAAGAAGATAAAACATATCTATATATTTCTCTTGGTTGAATACACAAACAAAAATACAATTCATTATTATATAGTAAATATAATAATGAATTGTATTTAACTAAAATCGGCGTTTTAAATGTGCAAAGGATTGAATTAATTACTCATTACGGAATTCGGTTCAATGAATACCGGATTGGACGGTTTCGCGTCGCGCTTGTTATAATTACGTTGTCTCCTAGGCGCTCCATTCTCTTCCGCGGTTTCACTCGTAGAAGAACGTTCGCGCGACTTTTCATACCGGGTCTCACACATCAACTTACCGCCGTTCGGTCCAGTGACATCCGTCGAACAAACGGTATACTTACCATTTCCTTTTCCAACTTTGAACCGTACATATTCGCCTTCCACCAAGTATCTAAATTGACTGACGGCGGTTTGGATGGCGCTATGATGCACAAAAATATCCTTTGTTTCGGAAGTATCCATCCTTTCAATGAATCCATACCCGGTCTTATTAAACCACTTTACACGTCCCACATAAAAGGTATCGTCCGGTACGTATACACTCTCTTCCGTTTGCATTATTACCTAATATATTTTTGTCTTTAAGTATATTTATTGTTTTATCCAATCGTAATGATTTTCATAGCAATGATGTTGTTTATACAACGGATAAAATATAGAACGAATGTATTCATAATCTGGTTTCTCATCAAAAGATAGAGTTCTACAATAATTGAGATAATCTATACATTCCATGGGAGCAGATGGAAATAAATCAACTAAACTACGCGTTGATTTATAACGACCAATCTTTTCATACCGTATAGATTGAGTCTCGTGTTGGATGCCTTGCCATGGAAGTCTTCCCAACCATAAATACATTATCATATATCCAAGAGATTCTAAGTCGTCGCGACGCGTGCCTACCGTACCAGAATGAACGTGTATGCTTGAATACCGTACACTGCCCGTTATATTATAACGTTGTCCTGAAGATAGAGGTATAATCTTTTCGTTCGCATCTAGAAAACGCCTAGACAATCCAAAATCTATCATATAAATCTTATTTGTAGTTCTATCTACAATAAAATTATCTGGTTTGATATCACGATGCACTATACCTAGTGTATGAATGGTTTCAAGACGTTCCAATGCTTGATAAAATATATTTAATACAGTATTCAGTGATAATTTACCATTGCTCTTACGTTTCATAACTTCCAAGGATTCATCAAACAAATCCATTATCATATAATGGAACAATCCTTCTTTCCCAAAAGATAAGAGTCTAGGAATACCCTCTTTTCCTTCAAGGTATTTGTATATTTTAGCTTCGTGCGTTAATATACAATCGGGTAGGTTGTATTCAATCTTGATTGCAACTTTACATTGTGTAAGATTATTGATACCTTTATAAATTGTACCAAACGAACCTTGTCCAAGTTTAGAAAGGATAGTATATTTACGTTCAACAATAACGTTCATTAGATTCATTACATTCGTACTAACTATATTCTTATATATGTATATTATTTAAATATACACATATGTTATATGAGCACTAGAATTATGGGAGCAGGAAACGCAGGCGCAAGTAGATGGATCGCATTGAACGGTAATCAAGGTGGTGGTAATAAAAAGCAAGGCTTACCCTCCTATATAGGTCGTGTTACCGGAATTGATTACAACAGAAGCTATGGAAACAACCGGTTGTCCGTATTTTACATGAATCAATTGGGGGGTATAGGAAAAGGGTATAGTATGTTTTCTACCACGGCAGACGGTGTAAAAATAACCTTTTAACACTTTCAACTATACATTTTCCTAAACTTAAAACAATCACGCATTTATTCCAACTATCCATTTTCACTTATTCGTTGGTTAAACTTAAGGCGTCCCGCCTACTTCGCAACTAGGTTGTCAATAATCAATGTTGTTGTTGCAGATATCATACATAATAGGGTGCAAACAAAACGACCGAAACGTCATTTCTTAAGGGCTGACCATATCGTACACGACATAGTCAGCGACTACTCCGCGACAATCAAAGAAGTCTGCCCAGCATCACCAATTAGATTATAATATAGAACTATTATTTTTAAAGCAACAGGAATATAGGTCTTCATATATTAGATAGATAAAAACACTCTCCTAACCCATTCCATATAATAAAATCTGATAATTACCTACATGACTCACATCATTCCCATCTAAGGAACACGCAAAGGGGCGGCTCTTCACCGCGGGCACAGGGGCGGCTTTGACCTCGTGTCCTGTGCTCGTGGAGTACGCCGCCTTGGCGGGTCAGTACCCGGCGCCCCTGCTCACAGGACCTGCCCAAAGGCGGTGGCGGCGCTAGACTGGTGAGGTGAAGGAATGAGTTGAGAAGTATAAACCAGTTCGCCTGTTGATGGTAGGTAAGATATATTATATACATTCTCTCCAACATTATTATTCGTTGCTACACAATTTAGTTGTGCGACCTGTGCTTCCCCCACAACCGCATATTCATCTCTCACCCACATCTTACCATCAGCACCTTGAATACCATCAGCTCCTGTAGCGCCCGTTGCACCTGTAGCACCTGTAGCACCTTGAATACCATCAGCTCCTGTAGCGCCCGTTGCACCAGTCACACCTTGAATACCATCAGCACCTGTAGCACCTTGAATACCATCAGCTCCTGTAGCGCCCGTTGCACCAGTAGCACCAGTCACACCTTGAATACCATCAGCACCTGTAGCACCTTGAATACCATCAGCTCCTGTAGCGCCCGTTGCACCTGTAGCACCTGTAGCACCTTGAATACCATCAGCTCCTGTAGCGCCCGTTGCACCTGTAGCACCTGTAGCACCTTGA